CATGATTACTTTTTATGATGCGTTTCCAATCAGCATTGGAGATATTGAGTTTAATAGTACAGATACTAGTGTCAATTATATAGAATGCAGTGTAGAGTTTAAATATCTAAGGTATGATATCGAAGTTTTATAGGATTTAGTTATGAAAATTGATGACATTTATGCAGAATGGGAAAAAGATTCCCAGATTAATCGCTCTGAGCTCGGCGACGAGGCGCTCAACATTCCAAAGCTTCATCACAAGTATTTTAAGATCTTTACACATGAGCGTCTGCTGCTTCGTAAACAAGAAGTCGAACTGAAGCAACTCAAGCTCGAGAAGCTGGAATTCTATACTCTCGGGCCGACAGAAGAGTCTCATGAGAAAGGTTGGCGTTTGCCACCTCAAGGTAAAATACTCAAATCTGAAGTGAATAACTATATCGAAGCAGACAAGGATATGGTGAATCTATCGCTGAAACTCGGCATTCAGCACGAGAAGATTGATCTCCTTGAATCCATCATCAAGTCTCTCACTGCTCGTGGTTTTAATATTAAGGCCGCAATAGAATGGGAAAAGTTCAAGGTAGGTATCTGATGTATTTTTATCAAGCACAATGGTGGGATGATGGCAATCAGTTTGGAAAATTGCGACAAACTCGTGAAGAAGCCATTGCCGATCTGGCTGCTATGGGTTGTCCGGTAGACGAACTAGTCGACACTGGTTTACATGTGCCAATGTATGATCCTGGTATGGGATACGGCATTGCAGTCACTAGAGTTTAAGAATGGCAGATGTCCACCTAAAATTTATTAATAGTGTCCACGTCAAAGTGGAAGCAGAACCATCGACTATCATGGAATTGGCAGACGAGTTTACGTTCTATGCAGAGAATTATAAGTTCCATCCAAAGTATCGAGCGAGAATGTGGGACGGCAAAATTCGTCTCATCAACAATCTGACTGGATATGTATACTCGGGTTTAGCAAGACATATTAAAAAGTTTTGCGATGCTCGAAACTATACGTTCTCGTTTGACGAAGAATTGTATTATGATGGAGTATCTGAGCACGAGCTAAGAGAGTTCATAAATACTCTTGGAATTCCTGAAAAGTATGCCGTTCGAGATTATCAGTTTGATTCAATCTTGAAATGTATTCGATCGAATCGAAGAACATTGGTATCGCCGACTTCTTCTGGTAAATCTCTCATGATCTACATTCTGATGAGATGGTATCAAAAACATAAGGCTTTGATCATTGTTCCTACGATTGGACTGGTGAATCAGATGGAGAGTGACTTTCGAGATTATGGCTATGCAGGCGATATTCACATGTCGACTCAAGGTTTGAGTAAGGCGAATGATATTGAATGTGATATGGTCGTAACGACGTGGCAGTCATTGAACAATGGTAAGAATAAGATGCCAAAACCTTGGTATCAACAGTTTGGAGTCGTATTCGGAGATGAAGCACATGGAGCAAAAGCAACTTCGCTTATACAAATTCTTAGTAGTCTTACTGATTGTAAGTATCGCTTTGGCACTACTGGCACCCTTGATGGCACACCCCTCAACGAAACAACAATCGAAGGTCTCTTCGGTCCAAAATACAAAGCCGTTAGCACAAAAGATCTTATGGATCAAGGATACGTATCCAAACTCAAGATCAAGTGCATCGTCCTGAAGTATAATGAATCAACTAGCCATGCAGTCAAAGGAAAGACATATCAAGAAGAGATCGATTTCCTCATTCATTGCGACGCTCGAAATAAATTTATCAGAAACCTCAGTCTCTCGTTAAAAGGTAATAAGCTTGTTTTCTTTCGAATTGTGGATCATGGTAAAACACTCCATGATCTCATCACAAGAAGTACTGATCATAATGTTTTTTACATCGATGGCTCTGTTAGCGGTGATACTCGAGAATCGATACGAAAGGCGATCGAAGAAGAAGAAAACGCCATCCTCCTCGCCTCTCTAGGAACGACATCGACTGGAGTAAGTATTAATCGATTGCATCATATGATCGCAGCATCTCCATCGAAGTCAAAGATTAAGGTGCTTCAGTCTATCGGTCGTATGCTTCGCCAGCATGAATCAAAAGAGCACGCTGTCTTATATGACATCGTCGATGACCTCTCTTACAAATCCCATCAAAACTTTACTCTTCTACACTTTATTGAACGTACGAAGATTTATGACTCTGAACAGTTTGACTATGAAATCTATAATGTAAAGGTTTAATTATGATAAAAATATTACACTTGATTAGTGGCGAAACTCTTATCGGTGATGTTAAAAATGATACAGATATATCAGCGACATATATAATTGAACAACCATTTATGATGGATATTATCGACGACTCAGATGAAGGTTCTGGTGTTCGTATGGATTATTTGTTAGCATTTTCGAAAGATAACGGTGTACATATAAAGAAAAACGTTGTATTGTATGACTATAATCCTTCAGATAGAATGGAAAGATATTATAATAAACTCGTCGAATACACAGTCAAGCATGAAAATGATAAAATCCTAGAACAAACCCTCGAGGGCATGGAAGAGATGGATCGCAAAATGAAATCTTTTATAGCACAAAGACTCGTCGGAAAAAGTACAGTAAATTGAGAAAGTTGAATGATGATTAAAAAGAAATCGACTACCCATTATATCGATAATAAGTTATTCTATACCGAGATGGTCAAGTTTTGGAACTCGTGTCAAGAAGCTAAAAAGAATGGTGAACCGAGACCAGCAATTCCAGATTACGTAGGCAAGTGCATCATGTTGATCGCACAGCGCCTCTCAACTCGGCCTAACTTTATTGGATACTCATATCGTGAAGAGATGGTAGGAGATGGTATTGAAAACTGCCTGACATACATTCATAACTTCAATCCAGAAAAATCATCGAATCCATTCGCTTACTTTACACAAATCATTTACTATGCGTTCTTACGTCGAATTCAAAAAGAAAAGAAACACACATACATCAAGCATAAAGCTTTTGAGAATAGCATGATCATGAACACTCTCGTAGACATGGCGCCAGAAGATCGATCACACTTCAATGCCGCATTTATCAATGTCTCAGAAAAGCTCGGCGAATTAGTAGAGAAGTTTGAAGCAAAGAAACCGCCAAAGCCAGTCGAAAAGAAAGGCGTAGAGAAGTTTATCGAGGACGAAGAAGATGAAGGATAATATTCCAGCTCTGGTTCAACAGATCAGAGAAAACATGCTGAATGAAAAAACACCTGAACACATTCGGTATAACTACATGATTTCGATGGAACTCATTCGTGATTTTGCGGATATGTCTTTACGTGAATATTATGGTAACAAGAAGAAGATCTTTAAATGAAAATTGCTTTAATTACTGACACCCATTGGGGTGCTCGTGGGGATTCTGCGGCTTTCGCAGAGTATTTTAATAGGTTTTATTATGAACACTTCTTTCCGTACCTTTCTGCTAATGGTATTAGCCGCATTTTTCATTTGGGCGATATTGTTGATCGACGAAAGTATATCAACTTTGTTACAGCGAGAAATTTACGGCGATTCGTCGAACACTGTGATACTTCAGGAATCCGACTAGACGTTATCATCGGCAACCATGATACTTCGTTCAAGAACACGAACGAAGTCAATTCAATGCGCGAGTTGTTTGATCACTCGACGTATAACATTCACTACTACTCAGATCCAACAGAAGTCGATATCGACGGCTTGAATATTGCCGTACTTCCTTGGATTTGTTCTGGCAACTATGATGAAAGCATGGAGTTTATCGATAAGACTTCTGCGCAGGTTTTATTTGGACATCTTGAACTTGCCGGCTTCGAGATGTATAAAGGTGCAATAAATGATCATGGATTTAGCGCTAGCATGTTTGATAAGTTTGATGTCGTGTGTAGTGGGCATTTCCATCATAAATCCACGCGTGGTAATATCAATTATCTTGGCGCACCCTACGAAATGTCTTGGTCTGACTATGATGATCCAAGGGGCTTTCATATATTTGACACAGACACTCGTGAGCTAACATTCATACAGAATCCTTATACGATGTTTCAGAAGTGGTTCTATGATGATGCCAAATGGTCTAACTTTGAATCCATTAACGAGTTAGATTTCGATGCTGTTAAGGGTAACTACATCAAGGTGATTGTAAAGAACAAGAACAATCCTTTCTGGTTCGATACATATATTGATAAGCTCGAAAAGGCAGGTGCTCTTGACATTCAGGTGGTCGAAGACAATCTTAATCTTCAACTGGAAGATGACCGTGACATTGTCAATGAAGCGGAAGATACGCTCACAATCCTCACCAAAGTAGTCGACCAGTGGGATACTCCAGTCGATAAAAAAAGATTGTACAATTTCTTAACAACGCTGTATGGTGAAGCTTTAAGTGTGGAGTAATCATGATTTATTTTAATAAACTCCGTTGGCAGAATCTTCTATCGACTGGAAACCAAATGACTGAGGTTCAATTGGATCGCAGCAAATCGACACTCATTCTCGGTGAAAATGGCGCAGGCAAGTCGACGATCTTGGATGCGCTGTCTTATGTCTTGTATGGTAAAGCTTTTCGTAATATCAATAAACCTCAGCTTGTCAATTCCATGACAAATAAGAACCTTTTGGTTGAATGCGAGTTCTTAATAGGAAAAAACGCCTTTCTTGTAAAAAGAGGTATACGACCTAACCTCTTCGAGATCTATCAAAATGGTGTACTATTAAATCAAAATAGCTCTAATAAAGATTATCAAGATTACTTCGAGAAGCAGATATTGAAATTAAGTTTCAAATCTTTCAGCCAGATCGTAGTATTAGGCTCTGCAAACTATTTGCCTTTTATGCAGCTCCCAGCTCATGGGCGAAGAGAAGTCATCGAAGATCTTCTGGACATTCAAATCTTCAGTACGATGAACACTCTTCTCAAAGAAAAGATCATTGAGAATCGCAACGAACTCCACGAGTCTGATCATAAGATTAATCTCATCGAGAATAAGATCGAGTTGGCAGAGAAGCACATCGTATCTCTTCGTACCAATAATGACGAGCTCATCAAGGCCAAGCAAGGTATGATCGATGAACTCGAAGATCGTGTAGCAGAAACTGAAACTGCTATTCAAGTCGTGGCTGATAATATCTTGTCTTTGAGTGCACAGATCGAGGATCATGATAAGATATCCAAGCGCAAGCTAAAGCTACGTCAGATGGAGACCGATCTCGAGACCAAGATTCGTAAGTTTAAGAAAGAGATCTCATTCTTCCATGACCACGACAACTGCCCGACATGTCGTCAAGGTATTGATCATGGTTTTAAAGAAGAATGGATTAGTAATCGTACGAATAAGACGAGTGAAATCGAAGGCGCCATGGTCGAGATCGAGAAGCAGATGCAAAACATCGAAACTCGATTAAACGAGATCGCCGATATTAATACTCAGATCACTTCTTACAATACACAGATCACTGGTCATAATGCAGACATTCGTTCTTGGCAAAACTCGATTAAGACTCTGAATGCAGAGATCGAATCGATTCGTAATAATACTCTTGCGATTGACACAAGCAACATCGATGTCGATACTTTCAAGACTGAGTTAAAGAACACCAAAGCTCGTAAAGAAGAACTCACACATCATCGTTCGGTTCTTGAAGTGGCTGGTGTTCTTCTGAAGGACACAGGCATCAAGACGAAGATCATTAAGCAATATGTTCCTGTGATGAACAAACTCATCAACAAATATCTCGCAGCCATGGACTTCTTTGTTCAGTTCGAATTGGATGAAAATTTTAATGAAACTATTAAATCGCGTTACAGAGACGATTTCAGCTATGCCTCTTTCTCAGAAGGAGAAAAGATGCGCATTGATCTTAGCCTTATGTTTACCTGGCGGGCTATTGCTAAGCTCCGTAATTCTGCTTCGACCAACCTTCTCCTCATGGATGAAGTCTTCGACTCGTCGCTTGACGTCGGAGGAACAGAAGAATTTATGAAGATCCTCGAAGGCTTGACACAAGATACGAATACGTTTGTGATCTCACATAAGGGCGATCAGCTCTATGATAAGTTCCATAGCGTAATCAAGTTTGAGAAGCATAAGAACTTCAGTCGGATTGCAGCATGAACCAGTGGATTGCAATCATAGATAGTAGGATTATCAAATGATTAGAGATATTTTAATGCATACCGATTCTCTTTTGAAGGAAGAGATGCCTAAGTTTGACTTCGATAATCCGATCGTTAATCCTGTAGAACTCTATAACGATCTTGCTAAGACGATGATCGATGCTGAAGGCATGGGACTCTCGGCCAATCAGATTGGTGTACGTACTCGTATGTTTGTCATGCGCGCAGAGAACGTGATCGGTGTGATCAATCCAAAGATCATCGACGTATCATCAGAGATGGTGACACTCGAAGAAGGATGCTTGTCGTATCCAAATCTCTTTGTGAAGATCAAGCGACCGAAGTTTATTAAGGTTCGCTTCACACATCCGGATGGCACAACTGAGACGAAGAAGTTCGATGGTATCACTGCTCGTGTGTTTCAACATGAGCTCGATCATTTGAATGGAATCCCGCACACAAAGCGAGCGAATACATATCATATGGAACAAGCAAAAAAGTTAGCGGCGAAAATAAACCGAAAAAACGGTGTACTTAAACCGAAAAATGAGTTATCTTTAGAAGTACAACAAATGATGGATTGGTTAAAAGCATGAGTGAAGATTGGGTAAGAGATATTAATGGTATGCATCGGTATTACGGTGTGAATGAGAAGGTTCAAGATTTTGATGCCGAGAAGCTCAAGCAGTTTCTTCGGTTTCGTATGACGTTCCTCGATGAAGAACTGACTGAAACAAAGAATGCAGTTCGCGATAACGATGCCGAGGAAATCGTTGATGGTCTGATCGACCTGTGTGTCGTGGCCATTGGTACTCTCGATTCGATGGGTATCGATTCGTATGAGGCATGGAATAAGGTACTTCGTGCCAACCTTTCAAAAGAAGTTGGTATCAAGCCTGAACGACCGAATCCTCTCGGTCTTCCAGATCTGATCAAACCTGCCGGCTGGAAGGCTCCGAGCCATGCTAACAACCATGGATTGCTCACAAAACTAAAAAAATAGTTTTGTTTCGAAAATAAAGCATGTACAATTAATCCAATTCTTGGTAAGGTGGACCTATAATCAAGAAGGAAATAATTATGACTGCTTTTACCAAACAAAATTTAGTTATCAGTGGCGATTATGTTTTTTACCAGCCTCACGCTGACAACTACTGGGAAGACCGCAAGTTTGTTGCCCGCTTCAAACACCGTGGGCCAGTTACCAAATCGAAGTTCATCAAGACTCTGATCAACCACTACTCGGTAGAAACCTACTTCAATCGTTTGGCCGGCGCTTACAACGCTCAAGGTGAAGCACCTCTGCAGATCCTTATGAATGACAACATTCTGATCTTCGATAGCGAAAATCGCAAGTTCATCCTTGACGGAAAGGTACTGTAATGGGTAAGCAACTTACCGATCAGCAAAAATATGATAAGTATGTTGCTTTGGCAAATGTTATCATCGGCAATCATTCATTATTTCGGGATAAACCTCTCGAGCGGCAGATTGCCATTAATGGAATCCGTAATTTGCTATTCGATTCTCCTAGTACTTTCAGCGGACTTGTTTCTGAAAAAGGCCAACATCTTAAAACCACTGAGTTGGTAAAGGAGCATTTTTATCCTCGCCAAGCGAGTGCATATAAAATGTTTGAGATGCTCGATGCCGGCGCTACAAAAGATGAGATAGTTAATTTCATTAAAATGTCATGCCAAGTTCACTATGTGACAAAAGAAGAAAATGAAGCGCTCAAGCCATATCAAAAACTTGGTTCAGGTTATGATACATGGGAAGAGCAATACGCCGCAGTTGTGATTGACGGCGTTAAGGGCATCAAGCTAGTTCCATATGTTCGAAAGAAACCTGGCCGCAAGCCGAAAAAATAAAATAACTGTGTACATATTATGAAAGCTGTGGTATATTAAAATTATGACCGAACTATTAGAAAAACTCAAAACCATCTTTGCAACAACCGAGCCTGGCTTGGTGATCGATAAAGATTTCCTGCAACTTCGTGAAGATATGAAGGCTCGCCTTAATCAAGGATCTCGAACCGACTTCAAGTTCACCAAAGACGTCGACTGTCTGGTCCTCGAAGAGTGGCTCATCAAGAAAAACATCGTTCTTGGCCCTCTAACTGAGCATCTGACAAAGAATGGTGCATGCGTTTATGACGTCCGCATCGACGATGCTTACATCGATTTCAAATGCATCGATGAGAACCTGTATTATAACGTTTCTGAACAGAAACTGAATACACATCCATGGGTTCAAGCTGGCATCAATGCCGGACTCTTGACTCATTATTGTTTTTATCGGATGCATCGGCCTGAAGATCGACCGCTCCAAGAAAATGATGTGGTGACATTCGAATTAATCAATGTACTTAATTCGCAATATGTAGTAGATTCATTAATGCCTTCCAAATACGAAGGTAAATTTTTAAAGGTGAAAAAGTATGTCTAAAGAACGTGAATCAATTCGAGTCCTCCAAGAATGTGCTGAAATCCAGCTAAAGAAGTCGAAAGACTATCAGAATGATGCGAGTCGCATTCGTCAAGCTGACTACTATCCTCGTGGCGTAGCAACCATCACCGATCTCATCTATGCCAAGACTCTGCGTATGCAGTCTGTCATCGAAGCCATGGAAAAAGATCCTACGTACAAGCCTAACTTCGAATCGATCGAAGATTCGGCAATGGATCTGATCAACTACGCATCGTTCGTAGTATCCTATTGTCGTGGCAAGATGGACGGCCAATCACCTGATCGTGACTTTCTCAACCGTCCAGTAGGAGCGATGAAGAATGTTGAAGGTTGAAGATATTCGTAAACACTTCATCAACGAACTTCTCGACGATCATTACGTCACAGACAAGACTGGTGTCAAAACCATCGAGATGATTGGTGCTACCTTCGAAGCAGATGAACCAACCATCTTCGGTGAAGTCAATGAAGAGTATGTCGAGCGCGAACTTCAATGGTATCAGTCGATGTCACTCAGTGTTAACGATATTCCTGGTAAGACTCCTGCAATTTGGCAGCAAGTCGCTGATAAGTATGGCTACATCAACTCGAATTATGGTTGGGCTATCTGGCATGAAGATAACTTCGATCAATATAATCATGTTCTGAAAGAACTTCGTGATAATCCAAACAGTCGTCGTGCTGTGATGATCTACACTCGTCCTACGATGTGGTACGACTACAACTATAATGGCATGTCAGACTTCATGTGCACCAATGCAGTACAGTATATGATTCGTGACGATCAGTTGGTAGCCATAGTTCAAATGCGGTCGAACGACGTTGTCTTCGGCTATCGCAATGACTATGCGTGGCAAAAGCACGTCGTCGATAAGCTGGCTGCTGAACTCGGTATCAACAGCACTAAGATTATCTGGCATGTCGGTAACCTCCATGTATATGAGAGGCACTTTGATAAGGTAAAGTAATGAAAGACGTTTTATATTATTCTTCCATTAGCGGCCACAAGATCAGCGACGATGTTGTGGTCGTTGGCTTGTGTCCATCGAGCAACGATGTTCGTTCGAGATCTGACACATACTGGAGGCTGAAGAACTGGATGAACATCGTAGGTCAATACGACTATGATTTCTATAACGTGATTCCTGACATTGTCGATGCAGAACCGAAGATGACGAACGTCAATCTTAACGATATAAATACTAAGCTAAGCAAGTTTAAGGATAAGAAGGTGATTGCCCTTGGCAACTTTCCTTCGAAGGTTCTCGATAAGCTAGGCATTCACCATCTCAAGATCGGTCATCCTTCGATGCGTAATAGAAAGTGGAATGACTTTCGTAACGTAACGATGACTCTTGAAAATATGAAAGATTACTTGCGTGGAACTCACTGAATATTATGACGAGTACATCCGATATTTCTATCTAGCAAAAGATCAGCAAGCCAAGTGTAATCTTGGTTCTGTTCCATACCTCGAATCAAATATGAACGACGACCTTCTCGAGAACGTAGAGCTCTATGACGTCGTCGAACGTAAGTTTGCGGGCTTCTCACAAATCGTCAATGACGTGTTTTATGGTTGGACTCCTGAACATCCTTATTGGGAGAAGATGGAGAAAGGTCATCACACATACCAACGTAAGACGATTGCCACCGACTGGACAGGAAAGCAATCGGACTTTCAACTTGCAGAATGGCTCTACGTCTTTCTTCTCCATCGTGTGACTGGTTCTGGTATCAACTACTCAGTCAAACCTTCAGGTTATTCGAACACGGTTCTTCCGCATCTCTACAAGTTTAAAACTATCGAAGAGATGACGCGGTTCATCAACGTTTATCCATATCCATTCTACACTTCAGTAGGTTATCAGTTTCCTTCCTTTCCAAAGCCGAAGCCAGGTTACAAGAGAGGTGGAGACTATTACCTTTCTGAATATGCGCCGCGTCTTTGTCGAGAAATGGCAGAGTGGCTCGAAGGTAATAATCAAAAGAAAGATCTCCGCGAAATCGGAGAATGGATGTTTGACTGGAATACCAAGAATGGACTTCGTGTTTATCGATTCCAGTATGCGGCATTCGTCGCAGATATCGCAGATTGGTTTCCACAATATGTCAATCTTGAAAGCCCATTCTATTATGGTACAAATGCTGTCGAGTGCATCTCATATCTGGCAAACAACACTGATAAGTTGCAAAAAGAAAAGTTCCTCGATAAGGTAATGGAGAAGATCTATGCAGACACAGGTGCGTTCCCCTACAATGCAGAAGATGTATGTTGCGACTTTATCCGATGGGTCGAGAACTATGTCAAGCCAGGATCAGGATATAACCATCTTTGCTTTGATTCCGTCTGGTCTTCTTGCAGAATTAAAGATCACCCATATGGAAGACAGCGAGCGATGCTGGATCTGGGCTTAGTTCGAACATTCAATGGCATGACAAACCATCCATCCGACGATACTGTTCTCAAGCAAGTTGGCATGAGCGTAGCAGACTATAAGGAAAAAGTCAATGAATATGTTAACGCAGCTGCTCGGTGAGCATGAATTTGATATTGAATATCCTAACATTGCCGAAGTCGAGTATGACGACAAAGGCAAACCGAAACAATCATGGATGAAAGATTGGACTCAAGAAGAGAGGACCGAAAAGTTCTTTGAGTTCTGTCGTGAGTATGACTTGCGCCGTGACTCGCTTCTTCGTGATAACTATCAACAGTTCAGCCATCGTCTCCATTGGCATGAGTGTCCGTTCGTTGATGAGATTGCCAAAGAGAACGACTTTCAAACAATACTTGAAGCATGTCTGATCTTCTCTTTTAGTAACGAGCATTGGAAAACTTTTCGAGCGTGGCAAACCGGTGGTCCAAAAGCCATGCGCACTCGATTTATATCTGAACGACATGCTCGCTCAGATCTTTTTCAAATTTACTATCCGAAAGACACAAGCGTAAAAGATTGGCTGTGTGAAGTTCCTACATTATTTGCAGAAAGACATGCCGAAAGGTTGTTTGCAAAAATCAATCGACCTTATACAATGATGGAGTTCGCAAAGAAACTTAATCAAATTTTTGTCGAGGAATTTGGCTTTCGTAATGCCATGTATCCTTGTAAGAATGCGGCTCGACATGTCGCGATGACTCATCCAAACTGGGTGGATCCTGATTCGTTTCTTCATGGTGGTACAGGCTACTTCGATGGACTGAGTCAAGTGTTCGATTGTCCAAACCTCATGAGTAAGAGTAAGTACGAGATCAACGAGTTCGGCGAGTATATCGCTTTGAATGATGCGGCGAAGATGCAAGTCGAGCATATGGATTACCTCAAAGCTCATCCATCAAATCCCATTCATACGCACAACTATCTCAACCTTGAAGATAAGCTATGCATGCATTATAAATATATGGCAGTCAAGCTTGGCGTGAAGTCGCAAACGATGCAAATCCCATATGATTGGGTATATCCCATTGAATGGTCTCTCAAAACAAATAGATATGATAGGCTGATGAATGGCGCATAATAAACATGTCACCGACGGTGTGAACAAAGACGTAGGCATTTACGGTTGGGAAAAAGCCAGAGAGTATTACCTCAACCTTGCCGAGACATGGACTGATCCATATCCTGATCCAGTCATAACAGTACACGATGGCATTCGTTGTGTACGAGATGATTTGATTACAGGAACGAAGGTTCGCGGCGGTGATTGTCTACTCTCTAGAATCAATCAGTCGACGATCGTGTATGTGCAACCTCGCACCGGACTCGCTGGCGTTTCTCTTCTCGATGTAGCAAAACGCCACAACAAGAAGGTGAAGTTGTTTATGCCTTCTTCACAAACAATTTCTCATCATCAGGCATGCTGCATCGAACAAGGCGCAGATGTCGAGTTTCATCGCATCGCTGCGATGCCAAATCTGAACAAGATTGCCAAAGATTGGGCAGATTCTCAAGAAGATGCATTCTTCGTTCCACTCGGTCTGAAGCACGAGTTAGTCACTGCTGGTATCGTGAAGGCTGCATCGAAGATCGAAGCACCTGATGAGGTGTATGTAGCCATCTCGACGGGTGTTCTGTCACGTGCAATGCAAATCGCATGGCCAAATGCCAAGTTCCACTCAGTTGCAGTGTCTCGTAACCTAAAAGCAGGCGAACTCGGTCGAGCTGAAGTCATCTCTGAACCGATGCCATTTCAGCAGAGCGAGAAGGCAGAAAATCTTCCACCTTTTCCTTGCATAGATACTTACGATGGCAAGGTTTGGAAATATATTCCAAAGAATACTGGTAAGAATATATTGTTTTGGAATGTTGGCAAACAACCGGTACTCAATGATCCTACGATATATGATCGCGTAAATAGTTACCGTGATTGGCTAAAAAATGATGTACAATATAGGCAACTTGATATATAAGGGATAATATGAACATATTACTCACATCCCCATTCACTCCCGTTTCTTCCAACATTCATTCGCATCGAGCAGCGCAGGCTGCCATCTATGCGGAGCAGTTGAGTAGTTTAGGTAAAGTCCATCTCGATCGCACTGGAGACATTCATCCAGAGCCAGCATCGTTCGATCAAGCCTATACTTATCATGGCAATGATTGGTTTGGCTCTCTAAACCTTTTCGGAGGCATGAAAAATTATAGTAATATCGATAAGCTAATTCGATACTCGAATCTAAAGGCTCCTGTCTATTCATTATGGATCGATCATCCGAAGTACAGCGAGATGTTAAAGCCTCGACTTGATGGTGATATCCATCCTGATTGGCATCTTGTTGATTGGGAAAATCTAAAGAAGATTGAAGATACTGCCATTACAGTCCGCGAAATTGAAACTACGAATCGAGCAATTGCTGGAGATAGTCATGCCATTTGCATGTATCGTCCAACTTGGTTTGTCAATTCTGTTCCATTTAAAACTTTGCACGGTGCATTGAAAGAAGGTCTACAAACTTTCATCGAACCACATCACAAGATCGCAGAGTTTTATTTCGGTAACATCGACGTACGTCATCACCTTAATCGCTTGCCAAATATGGAACAAAGGACTCGTAATTTGGCAAATAGATATCATGAACAGTTGGTATCTCTCGATCTTGAAGAAGTATCAGCGTATGAACTTCTTCCAATCGAAAACGAATCTCGAATTCTTCCAAAGACCGGTTACTATAAAGGCTCACCATTCTACGGATCATGGGAACAACGCAATAAAGCTCGTCTTATCTTTAAGGATGAGATGAAGAATCTTTGTGCGAAGAGTAGAGTAAACTTTATTGATTGGGTAGATCCTTTACTCAACAATAGCGGTGAGCTCGACTTTGAATGCATGGAAAAACCGAAGTCTGTACACCTCTCTCGAAATTCTTATCCGCACTGGCAAGGTCGCAAATGGAGTGGATTATCTGAAAACAAACCCGCAACTCTAGAGGATTTCTTTGCATGAAAACAAGTAAGTATATAATGAATGAACACGATGATAATACAATATCGATTACTGAAGCAGTAGAGAATCTTTCGGCCACACGCACAAATTTTATTCCAGAAATTACAGCGAAGCATCTCAGTGTGTATAAATATAATGAAGGCGAATCTCTGAAGGAGATCCAGTCTTACATCGATGCTACTTACGAGCAGCACTATTCCCGAAATAAATATCAAGCAACAGAATTCATCATTGACGCTGGTCATGGAACTGGTTTCAATATCGGGAATATGATGAAGTACACTCAACGATACGGTCGTAAGGGTGATCCCGCCGAATGGCGAAAGGACCTGATGAAGGTTATCCACTACGCAATTATGCAACTCCACGTTCATGATACTGAAAATAAGGATTAAGGATTAATTATGGGTATTGAAATTAATGTTCCAATGGAAGAGCTCAGAAAGCGCAAGCTCTTCATCGCTACACCAATGTATGGCGGTCAATGCGCAGGCATGTTTACACGTTCGATTGCCGATCTCTCGGCTCTCTGCACCCACTACGGAATCCAAGTCAGATTCTACTTTCTCTTCAACGAATCACTAATTACTCGAGCACGCAACTATTGTGCCGACGAGTTCATGCGCTCAGGCGATACGCACTTGATGTTCATCGACTCAGACATTGGATTTAATCCGAACGACGTGATCGCTCTTCTCGCTCTGCAGAATCCAGATGTAGCAGAAGACAAATATGACATCATCGCTGGTCCATATCCAAAGAAGTGCATCAGCTGGGAAAAGATCAAGCTTGCTGTCGATAAGGGTATGGCTGACGAGAATCCAAATGATCTTGAAAAGTTTGTCGGCGACTACGTCTTCAATCCGACAGGTGAAACTCGTGAAATTCCTCTCGGCCAACCAGTCGAAGTGCTTGAATCTGGTACTGGATTCATGATGATTCGTCGTCAAACCTTTGAGAAGTTTCAAGAAGCATATCCTCAACAGTTCTACAAGCCAGATCATGTTCGTACAGAACACTTCGACGGCAGTCGCGAGATCATGGCTTACTTCGATACGCCGATCGATCATAAGCGTACGAATATCAATGCTGAGCTTGAAGAATACTTGAAAAAGAATCCAAAAGCAAAAGCTTCTGATATCGTAGACTTTGTCAAAGATCCGAACAATGGTTTGTTGAAGGACTACTCGAAGCGTTATCTTTCAGAAGATTACATGTTCTGTCAGTGGGTTCGTAATGCTGGAATGAAAGTATGGCTCTGCCCGTGGATGGAACTGAAGCACGTTGGTTCTTATGTCTTCGGTGGTTCTCTACCAGATATTGCACGAATTGGTGCTGCAGCAACAGCAGATCCTTCTGCACTCGGTAAAAACAAATAAGTGTACAATTAATACAAACCTTGGTATATTGAATATTCCGAACATATGGAGATTTATTATGAAATTAGATAATGATACGTTGCAAGTACTCAAGAACTTCTCGGCTATCAACAAGAATATTATGTTCAAGCCTGGAAATGTGATCCGTACTATTTCGAGTACAAAATCTGTTCTTGCGAAAGCAATAATTAAACAAGACTTCGAGAAGGGTTTTGCCGTATATGACCTCTCACGGTTTATCGGCACTCTCTCCTTGTTTAATGATCCTGAGATTGAAATCAAGGATTCGTACGTCGAACTCATCGAAGGCAACAATCGGTTTCAGTACGCTGTCACTGATCCTTCGCTGATCATCGTTCCTCCTGATCGCGAGATTGAGTTGCCAAATCCTGAAGTCAACTGTTTGATTTCAGAAGAGGCACTCAATCGAGTGATGAAGGCTTTGGCAGTTTCTCAGTTGCCTGAGATTGCCATTGTCGGTAAGAACGGCAAGATCTTGCTTCAAGCAGTCGATACACGTGGCACTAGCAACGATTCGTTTAGCATCGAAGTTGGTGAAACTGAAGCTCGCTTCCGTATGGTATTCCGTTCGGATTGCATGAAGTTGATTCCAGGTTCTTATGACGTATCAATCTCTTCGAAGGGATTGAGTCATTGGAAAGGTGCTAGCGTAGAGTATTGGATTGCTGTTGAGTCCAACTCGGCGTTCGAGGCTTGATTTGAATGGGCGGTGTTTCGGCATCGCCCATTTTTTGTGACGGAGATATATTATGCTTGAAGATTTTTTGTGGGTCGAGAAGTATCGCCCAAAGACCGTATCCGACACTATCCTGACTGACGAATTGAAGAAGACATTTCAACAGTTCGTCGATCAAAAGAACATTCCTAACCTCATTCTCTCTGGTACCGCAGGTGTTGGTAAGACAACTGTGGCCAAAGCCATGTGCGAAGAACTCCAATGTGACTACATCGTTATCAACGGTTCGATGAATGGCAACATCGACATGTTACGTAACGACATCTCGCAGTTTGCTAGCTCTGTCTCTTTGATGGGTGGCAGAAAGATGGTCATCCTCGACGAAGCCGACTATCTCAATCCTCAGTCCACTCAGCCAGCTCTTCGTAACTTTATGGAAGAGTTTAGTGCCAACTGTGGGTTTATTCTGACTTGCAACTTCGTTGATCGTATCATCGAGCCTCTTCATTCTCGTTGCTCTGTGATCAAGTTCAAGATTCCAAAGTCAGAACTCCCTTCTCTTGCAAAACAATTCATGCAACGAGTGTGTGGTATTCTTGACACTGAAGGTGTAGAATACGAGAAGCCAGTGGTTGCCGAAGTGATCAAGTCTCACTTTCCTGATTGGCGCCGAGTGATCAATGAGTTGCAGCGTTACAGTGCGACTGGTAAGATCGACACTGGTATCCTACGCAACTTCTCTGACAATGCACTCGCCAAGCTGATCGGTTACATGAAAGACAAGAACTTTACAGCCGTACGTAAGTGGCTTGGAGAGTCTGACATTGAACCAACAGAATTCTTTCGTGCCTTCTTCGATAAGGCCGAGGATTATATCGGCAAAGGTAGCATGCCTCAACTCGTACTTCATCTCGCAAAGTATCAGTATCAGAATGCATTCGCTGCGGATCCTGAGATCAACCTCATGGCATGTCTCACCGAGATCATGGCTGACTGCGAGTTTCTGTGATTTGGTTCAATCGAAATAAGACATGCGCCGTATGTGAAGATAAGTATCTCAAGAGCGTACCATTCCATGAAATGCAGGTAAATACTGATGAAGGTGTGGTTTCTCTTGAGATTTGTGATAAGTGTGCAGACTTCTTTGATAAGTCTGCTGACGTGATAATGAAAGGCCGCAAAGATGAAACCGTTCGACTTCGTGACATCGATCAACTCGACCAAGAAGAACCTGATGAAAGGTACGGAGAATGATGCTCTTGCCGAGAAGACATATAGTCCTTGGCTAACGAATCGTTCTCTGTCCTACTTTGCGGATAGTATCCATGCCGCCAACATGATGAATTGTAACCATAATCTCGATAACAAACTGCAATATTCCTTTTTGATAAATATCATACGACCTAGCAAACGCTTTGCGAAGTGGGTGAAAAAAGAAAAGGATGGAGATCTCGAAGCGGTTGCAGAATATTATGGTTATAACCGCCGCGCTGCCAAGGCAGCTCTTGATATCCTCTCCTCTGAACATATAAAAATAATAAAGAAAAAGATTCAGAAGGGTGAAACATGAATATTTTAGAAACTTTAGTTGAAGTGAGGCTTGGAGAAGAAGACGATTTCCTAAAAGTCCGCGAGACTCTGACTCGCATCGGCGTAGCTTCGCGCAAAGACAAGACACTCTATCAGTCTTGCCATATCTTACACAAACAAGGTAAATATTATATCGTCCATTTTAAAGAGCTCTTTGCTCTTGACGGTAAACCTTCCGACTTTTCCGAAGAGGATAAAGGTCGGCGAAATACGATTACCAAGTTACTCTCCGATTGGGGACTTATTGCAGTGGTCGATGTTGACAAGATCACAGATCTGCAGACTCCTTTGAATCAGATTAAGATCCTTCCATTCAAGGAAAAAAATGAATGGAGCCTTGTGACAAAATATAATATTGGTCGCAAAAAATAAGTCATTGATTTAAATCGAAACTAAAACGCACTTGGATGATTCTGAGTGCGTTTTTTTGTGTACATTATTGTCAAAACATTGTATCCTGGGTATATGATGATGAAAAGGAAAAATACTATGCTTACTCTTCATGATATTAACGCCGCCACTGGTTCAAAAGATGCTTGCATCTATTCAGATCTCTACAAGGATGTGTATGGATGCCGTCCATATAATCCTACGTTCGAGTCGGTCGAAGCATTTGATGCTCACTTCGAAGAGCTCTCGCGCCTGCTTGATAAAGAAATCCAACAAGAAGTTATTGATCAACAGATCTACTTCGACAAGTTTGTTGCCCGCGTTGAAGAAACGATGGAAATCGTTCACGATACAACTCGTGAACGTGCGATCAAGATCATCGCCGAAGCAGAAGGCATTCGCGATGCAGATTTCGACTTCTATGGTCTCGAGATTCTTGAGCACGAATTGCGTCTCAAGTTTGGCTCAATCGCTCGGTGGTTATCAGAGTAATGGCTGATCTCTCAGCTTGGTTGGACGATGATCCGATGGTGAACGATGTTCAGACTTTGTCAGAGAAGATCAGGCAGCGACGCACTCAGATGCTCGTGCATTCCTATCTCTACTATGTGATGGATGAAAATGTCATCGACGACCATAAGTGGCAAGAATGGGCTGATGAGCTTACCGAGTTGCAGAAGCAAAAGAAGGTAATAGGATTCTACGATAAAGCGTTCTCAGATTGGACTGGTGCCACTGGTACACATCTGCCATTCGAACCGTGGATACAAAAAAGAGCAAAAGATTTGCTCAATGCGAAAATACCGGTGTACATATTATAGAAACTGATATAGTATGAATAATAAGCTAAGGAGATACAACATGATTGATCTAGAGAGACTGGAAGCCGACCGCGACGCCGCCCGTGTCACCTTCGACGCCTTCGACGCCATAGAGGAGTACAAACCTGCGCTAACCGCCATCGCCGCCATCGCAGTGCAAACTAAGGAGCAGACCGAGATGACTGACCTTGAGAGACTGAAAGCCGACATGGACGCCAAGCGGGAAGCTTATGCCGTCGCCTACGCCGCATGGGACGATGCCACCTACGCCTACAGCGCCGCCCTCGCAGCGCAAGAGAAGGAAACTGAACAATGACTAAACTCGAACTATTGAAACTCGCCGCGATGCTTTGCTTTTCGCTGCTGCTTTTTGCGGCGCTGGTTATGAGCATCCTTGCCGACTTAGGCTTTCGTTGGGGGCCGGGAGCATGACAATCGCTTTCGACATCAAGAACCGCTTCACCGGCGCAGCGCAAGAGCAGGAGACAGACCGATGACTGACCTTGAGAGACTGAAGGCCGAACTCGAAGCGGCCCACGCCGACGAATCTGTGCGCCGGGCGACCCGTGATCTTGAAAAGGCCATCATGGCAAAATTGGCAGCGCGCGGTCTTGCTCCGCTGGTGCTGTATCGTAGGGAGGTTGCAGAATGACCCGCGAAGTTGAGATACTGACCCGCAGCGCAAGAGCAGGAGCAGACCGATGACTGACGAAATCCAGAGACTGAAAGTTGCACGGGACGCAGCCCTCGACGCATACGATGCCGCAGCCATCGCCGCCGACGTCCGAAACGCCGCCGCTGACGTTGCCTACGCCCGCTACAACGCCGCCCGGTCGGCGCAAGAAAAGGAAGATAAAAATGTTTGAAGTTCAGTTATTCGATGACGTTGATGTGAGATATCCTTTGTTTGTGAGCCCTATTTTGGCAGAGGCTCAGTTCTTTTACCATCAACACCGACGCGATAATCCCGATGTTAGTATTCGTCTTATCGAAGTTTTACGAAAGAGCTAAAATAAACATGTACAATAATCCGAAACCGTTGTAAGATGATATTATCAGTTGAAAAGGAATATATCATGACTCTTACCATCGAACAAATCGAATCAACCTACAATGCGCCAGTCGAAGGCCTTACCGATAGCTATTATCCCGTTCTGGCCTATTGGATTCCGATCGAACTTCGCGAGCAAGTTTTGGCCGCTTATCGCGAAACCAATACGCGTGTCCGCCTTCGCTATCGTGGCCCTCGCAACGTCGCTATCGGCCGCGAAATGCCTGCCACTAAAGGTCGTACTTATATTCGCGGCCGCATCCGGGCGATGCAAGATTGTTTGATTGCCGACGCAACTCATTTCACCGTTTACGACTATACCTCGCGATAAGTTGAATATATATTATTAGGAGACCGAATATGGAAGTTGAACTTTTTGCATTTCCTACAATGGAAAATCCAAAGGCTGTAGAAAATACTTTCTGCAATCTTCTGAATGCCCAGCGACGCGGAGAATCGATTCCAGTCGAAGCACTCGACTGGATGGATACTGCGAATAACTGGTTGATGGAGTCAAAGTAATGCCAAATGAAGCGAAAGGCGACGCGTTTGCGCCAGCAGACATGGAGTTGCTTAAGCGAGCTCTTTATTGTTATAAGGATATGCTTAGTCGTATCGAGGAAAGTGAGCGCATAACTTCACCAGAGTTGACGCAGGTAGCCAATCTCCTCCATCGAATAGGCCGTATTTCTTAAGAGTTAGAGGTCCCGTAGCTCAGCTGGATAGAGCACGAGCCTTCTAAGCTTGGGGCCGCAGGTTCGAATCCTGCCGGGATCACCACACTCCTGTAGCTCAATGGTAGAGCCGACCGCTCATAACGGTTTGGTTAGGGGTTCGAGTCCCTTCGGGAGTACCATTTTTAAGGAGATTTATATGTTTTCATTTTTTCAATCAGCACCTCATGGTGTCAAAGTCCGGGTCATTGGTGACGATAAGTCAGGTTATGATGCACAGTATGCTATTTGCTGCAACCGGATTATGCCTGACAATTGGACACTGGTGACAGAATCACCATACCAACGCCGGTTTCCAACGTTCCAGGAAGCTAAAGCGGCAGCTCACAAGGAATACAAAAGCTGGATCAAATTCTACGAACGTAAAAACCTTGAAAAGCTGGCTAAGAAAAATAAAAGTAATACGGTGGTGTGGACCCACCCATAACACAACAGCAGATACACCAATTGGAAGCGTGTCAGAGAGGTCGATTGATACAGTCTTGAAAACTGTCGTACCGCAAGGTACCGTGGGTTCGAATCCCACCGCTTCCTCCACTTTTTAGTGTACATTATTTCTTTTCTGATGTAAGATGAATCTATAGTCAGAAAGGAAACGAAGATGCTCAACTACACTCTCACCATTCGCAACGCTAAAACCAACAGGGTTCTTCGTAAGATTGAATACAAAGGTCACAGCGGTCATGCTATGATGGATGAATGCTTTTACTGGAGGCAACACTATCGCGATAAGGGAATTGAGATTATCAACGAATGGTAATCTACGGGGGCATAGTCCAACGGCAGAGACAAGGGACTTAAAATCCCTCCAGTGTGAGTTCGAGTCTCACTGCCCCTACCATTTCGGACACTTAGCTCAGTCGGTAGAGCAACGGGCTTTTAACCTGTAGGTCTTGGGTTCGAACCCCAAAGTGTCCACCATTTATGTTGCCCCTTCCTCTAATGGTAAGAGCGCGGACTTTGAATCCGTCAATCTAGGTTCGAGCCCTAGGGGGGCATCCAAAAATAAGATATATAATAGACAATGCCCTTATAGCTCAGTTGGTAGAGCACATCACTTGTAATGATGGGGTCCGGCGTTCGAGTCGTCGTGGGGGCACCAGAATAAAGCGGGCTTGGTATAATGGTATTACGCTAGCCTTCCAAGCTGACGACACGGGTTCGATTCCCGTAGCCCGCTCCATGCGGATGTGGCGGAATGGTAGACGCCCTGGTTTTAGGTACCAGTGCCGAAAGGCGTGGGGGTTCGAGTCCCTTCATCCGTACCAAGCTTATAAGTCGGTGAGGGAAAACGGTAATCCGCAGGTCTCCAAAACCTTGAGAAGTAGGTTCAATTCCTACCACCTTCGCCAAATTATGTGGTTTGTTTGCATAGAAAAGAGATGAGGTCGACCTTATGAAACCCCATTGAGCAAACAGTAATACAGAACAGCGGGGACTGTTCCACATAAAGTTGAATGCCCGATTAGCTCAGCGGTAGAGCAGATCCTTTACACGGATAAGGTCGGCGGTTCAATCCCGTCATCGGGTACCATTTATTTTTTACTGCATGCGTTTTTTAGTGTACAAATTATGTAAACTGTTGTAGAGTGAATAATAGAAATGGAGATTATAATGACTAATTCTGATTATTTGACGATGGCTGAAAATCGCCTGGATTCGGTACAACGTTACTATCCTAACTCTTCTGAGTTTAATCGATTGTTTAATATCGTTCTTGATATGACAAACAAGATGACATCTGAAGAACTTGCTAAGCATAATGCAAAGAAGATTGAAACTCCAGAAGCAAAAATCGAGCGCCTAAAAGAAGAACAGCGAGTGCTCGAGCAGATGGCAATGAACAAAGATAGCAACAGCATATAAATAAGGAATATAATATGATTAAGAAAATTGAAATGCATGTCAATGATCACACTCTCGACGAAGATGATGGTCCTGGTTCTCAATCGATTGATATCAATCTGTACGTTGAAGCGAGAGGTGCAACGCCTGCCGAGAAGGCTGCCATTCGCGAAATTATGAATATGGCTCAGTCGTATATCAAAACGGGACTTAAAGAGTTAAAGTAAAGTTTATTCCCCGATAGCTCAGTGGTAGAGCAGGTGACTGTTAATCACCTGGCCGGTGGTTCGAACCCATCTCGGGGAGCCAATTCGAGTGGAAGATGATGGAGATGCATCTCTTGATTCAAGGCACACTATGAGGGTCGTGGAACCCGAACTGCTGAACCACCGAAGAAGCGGCAAATCTAGGGAGTGGTACTCCTGCCCAACCAGCAATAGGTTTGCCGCTTCACATTATTCATGGAGTTAGTTATGTGGCGTATTTGGGCAAAAGCCTTAGGTGAGAAAGCAACTCCTTGTGATCGCGAATCTGACAGAGTCGCTTTGATCCGGACTCTTTTCATCGTACAAGCTGTCATAGCAAACATTTTTCTGATTGCAAATGCAATTCATCATTGGTAGGAGTAAATTGTCGTGGACAATAAGAAGGTCGTCGCTGGAGTTGCAGGAATAGTAGTCGTAGGAATTCTTTCTTACCTTGGTTACCGTGTCGTGAAAGAGCTTAACGAGCTTGAAATCGATTTTTTCGGAGAGAATATCGACGACTTATATCATCATAGGCATTTTCAGAAAAATAACGATACATAACCTCTAATCTTTTTGAAAAAAACGCATTCGGACTTGTTCTGAGTGCGTTTTTTGGTGTACATTATTATCAAAACAGTGTAAGGTGGAACTATAATCAAGAAGGAAGAAAAAAATGATTAAGGTTTACCAGATTCAGCTCACCGATCTCGAGATCACTATCGCTAATAGTGGTAGTACATCACCTCGGCTTAAGGCTTACTTCGATCGTAGCTTAGAAAGTAATTTCAAAGCTGAAAACTTCCAGTATTACACACATGTTGCCAACGTTGATACCAACGACATGGAAAATGCTTTCGAAGCGATGAATCTCTGGGAAGAAAGCATATACTTCGAAGATGTTTTTAAGCTCGGTCGTTGCTCTTCGATGTCTGTCGGCGACATCCTCGAATCGAACGGTCAGCTTTATCGCTGCTCTTCTTTCGGTTTCACGCTTCTTGAAAATTATCAAAAGGATTGATTATGAATAACACGCTTGAAACCATCAAATGGATCGGCACCATCTGTGTCATCATCGCGGCTAGCTGTCGTGCCTTCGAATTCCACACGGCAGATCTTCTGATCTCGATTGTTGGTGCTGGTCTTTGGGGATATGCATCGATCGTCATGAAGGATAAGGCGCTGTTTGTTGTCAATGCCTTTATTGTTGCTATTTTGATTGTAGGAGTTATTATATGAAGTATGATCCATGGACTGATCCAACCTTTGTTCGTCGTTTAAAGAACGTTCTCGTTGCAGCGTCGCGCGCAGAGAATCCTGAGTTTAAAGAAATGTGGTTAAGGAAGTTTGACGAGCTGTTTTTACGAACAGAATAAATAATAGCAATCGCGAAATAGTATAAATACTCGTATGGGTTACGATACTATATTCAAACTTATTGGTGATGTCGGATTCCCCATCGCAGCAGCTTTGCTCGGTGGGGTTTTTGTTTATTTTGTCATCAACTATATCCTTGAGAGTGTTGTAAAAGCAATCAAGGGCATGCAGGGTATTATCATGGGGCTTGACAATCGAGTCAAGACAATGAATCATGATATCATCCGTGTTGATGCTATAGTCAGTTCAGCTCTCGGTCTTCAACCAGACCTCGACAGAATTGCCCGAGCAGACGGAAAGAACGATGCTCGGAAAGACTAATGGATCCAGAACTGCTTGCAGAACTTGTAAAACAATATGGATTTCCAATTGTCGCATCAGTGGGAATGGGATATTTTGTTTGGTTCATTTATAAGTTTGTCACAGACAAATTAATGCCGCTGATTGGCGAAACGAATGGTATTTTAATTGCACTAATCGATCGTGTCCGTATGTTGGACAACGATCTCATTAGACTTCAACAGAAGGTGAGTGTTGTTTTACAGATTAAGGACGATCATCATAATGACAATTAATTTAAAAATTGAGATCCTTAAAGTATTCTGTCTTGAATTTGGATTTTCTTCTGAAAAGAAAGAGGAAAAAGATGTTCAAGAAAATATTGATTTGCTCGATATTCTTCAGCAGCCCAGTAGCAGCAAGTGAGATCGTATATCAGTTTAAGAACCTTTTTTCAAACAATTAAAACAGACGAATATGGAAGAGTGTTCATCAATCCGAACTATCGATTTCAGACATACGAAATTGGTGCGAGTCCTTTACCTGATCTGACAGGTAAAATCGTGATTCTCTGAGTGATTGCAGTTGGAGTAAGTAATCCCGTAGAGACTCCGTCAGGTGAGCAGCATCCCCATCAGCTCCAAGCGAGTATTCTTGAAACTCTGATAAATGGTGATTCGGTTTCGATTCCGAATTGAACTCAGCTTGTAGATCTTGTTGCTCTTCTTGTTTTGGCTCTGTCATTGATCATTATCTCTCGATTAAAATACTCTATCGTCTGGATAGGCTTGATTCTAGGTGGGATACCTTTATTTACTGGTGTATTTATCGCGATACCTCAAAATAAGCATGTACATTTTATCAAAAGCTTGGTAAGGTGGACCTATGATGATGAGGAACGAAAACATGAATATCACGATCACCGGCATGATTGGCAAGCGCAAAGAGAAAGCCATCCTTCAGGAAGCCGCAGAGTTTTTTGCCAATCAGTTGATGGATCCTCGCATGGTCCGCAACCTCACCCTCGACATTGATGTTTATAACAACCTTGACGTTGAAGGCGAATGTGTCGATGAAGACGGCAATCGTAATCCTCGGTGGTTTACCATCGGCCTCAAGAGCCAAGACATCAACATCATGATCAAGACACTTGGCCACGAGATGGTGCATGTCAAGCAACATGCCAAGAACGAACTTCAGACTGGTCATGCAGTTGCCGCACGTGGCGGCCTTAAAATCTACAGCAAGTGGATGGGTGAAGTTTGGAAAGCAAAACAAAAAGAAGATGACTACTTTGACTCTCCTTGGGAGATCGAAGCGTATGGCCGCGAAGTTGGCCTTTATGCAAAATGGTTGAATCGTTAATTGAAAGGAATTTACTATGAAGATTGTTAAAGATATTTTTGATGCAGTGTTTAGCTTTGGCGGTTTTGTGGCTGTCGCCGGGGCTTTGATAGTGTTTATTTTTGGAAATCTTATCTTGCAAGATAACGTAAAGAAAGCATTCGCTGAGGCAACCACGAAGGCTTGCTATGACGGCGGTCTGATTAAGGTCGATACCGATGCAGGTTTTTATTGCGTTGCTCCTGCTAATCTTGTAAAGGTTGAAGTGAAATGAGTTTCTGGTTGATCGTATATCTGTTCACCGCCGAGGGTGAGTTCATCGCAAAGGATATCTACGAAACTGGTAGTGAGGAACAATGCGTTGAATTTGCAGGTAAAGTCACTCGTACTATTATCAATAGTCCAATTCAGGCACAGTTTCATTGCGTAAGCGATGATCACTATATGGGCCGCAAGCAAGATGAAGGTGTTGATTATGACTAATCATCCGCGCCAGCGTTCAATGTGGGATGGACTGACTCGATCAGGATGTCTTACGATTATAGGAATAATTGTACTTTTAACTGTTATTGGAGCAATTTTATAATGGCTGAACGCGTAGGCATCGTAGCGAGTTGTTTCGATTTGTTTCATGCAGGTCATATCCTGATGCTGATAGAAGCAAAAGAAGAATGCGACCGACTGATTGTAGCTCTTCAGTCAGATCCTACGATCGATCGTCCTGAGAAGAATAAGCCTGTCCAAGGTTTGTACGAACGATACCTACAGGTAGATTCGTGTAAGTATGTCGACCATGTCATTCCATACGATACTGAAGTCGATCTTTATAACATGCTGTCTGGTTTTGAATGGGACGTCCGTTTCCTCGGAGCCGACTATTATGGACGTACAGACTTCACCGGAGCAGATCTCGATATTCCCATTCACTACTGCTCGCGTAAGCACGACTATAGCTCATCAGGTTTACGTGATCGTATCGTAAAAGCAGGAAAAAGCAAATGAGTAAGTGGGCAGCACGATTCCTCGACCTTGCTGATCATGTCGCGACGTGGTCAAAAGATCCTCGAACACAAGTAGGCTGCGTCATTGTAGATAAGCACAATCGTATCGTCTCTCTCGGTTTCAATGGCTTTCCCCGAGGCGTGAAGGATCTTGCAGAGAGATACAACGATAGGCCTACGAAGCATCTGTTTGTAGCTCATGCCGAACGGAATGCACTCGACAATGCTCCGCTGTCTGTCGAAGGCTGTACGCTTTATAGTCCTCTTCTACCTTGCAGCGAATGCGCCAAGAGCATCATTCAGAAAGGAATTACGAAGGTGGTATCGTACGAGCCAGTTGAAGATGTCGAACATTTTCACTGGCATATCACAAAACAAATGTTTTTAGAAGCTGGAGTTCAACTCTATCTTATAAATAAACCTGTCACGCCTAATGGGTGACACAATTTAACTCGCTTAATAGGAGCATATATGAAAACAGTAATTCTCGGTCTCGTGGCCGCAACTCTCATGACAACACCCGCTGCGGCTACTTCGTGGAAAGTAGATCTTTTTGATCGCCTCGATAACGACAGCAATGAAACCCTTACACTTGAAGAACTTAGAACAGCCGAATGTAAGACTGATGCTAAGATGTTCAAGTATGCAGATAAGAATCATGACTTGGTTCTGACTCAATCTGAGTATTTCACTAACCGTGATCTACTTGGTCGCTGCAAGTAAGGAGAATGAATATGTTTAAAGATAATCCTTTCATGAAAGACTTCGATCGCTTCTTTGTGGGATTTGATCCTATGATTAAGAGGCTATCAGAAACAGCTGAGCAATCCTTGAAGCTGGCTCAGAACTATCCTCCGTACAACATCAAAAAGATTGATGAGAACAAGTACGTTATTGAAATGGCTGTAGCTGGTTTCGGTAAACAAGATCTCGAGATTGAGATTGCAGATGATAAGCTAATCATCAAGGGCAGCAATATTCATCAGGGTGAACCTGCTGCACAGGATTCAAATGGTGATTGGACATGGCCGGCTATATTGTATCAGGGTCTTGCGATGCGACCGTTTACTCGCACGTTTAATCTTGCAGATAATGTAGAAATCCGTAATGCTACATTGCTAAACGGTATTCTCAAGATTGCTCTCGAAGCTATTATTCCTGAGCATAAGAAGCCAAAGAAGATCCATATTGAGGATCCTAATGAAGAGTATCCGTCACAAGCTGCCGAATTCTTGGCAGAAGGTAAGACTAAGTAAAAAGAAGGGGAGCTTTCGCTCCCCTTCAACTTATCCCCAATTGGCGTATTGTTTTGTTTTCTTTAAACGATCGTCAAGACCATGTGTACCACCATTTACTCGCTTCGAGATTTGAGTGATTACGGCATCGGTCACGCCTTTGTCTGCAATTGCAAGCAATCCATTTTTACGGAAGAACCATAATGCAGACTCAAAAGCCAACTCACCAACCACAAGATCAGAATTCGTTAAGACGTCAGGCCGTTTTACGTCAGCGGCAAAAGCTGTATAGTTGTCTTTCCCGGTCAGTTGGATCGGGCCTCGACCACGATACTTCCAGCCATCTCCAGAGGCTTCTGAACCGTTCCCCATCCGATTAGCATACACTTTGTTTGCAATCTTTTCTGGCTTACGAGCATAGCCTGCGGTCGAAGCGATCGTAGGAAAATACTTCTTGAAGATTCCGTTGAGTCCCTTATCTGAGTAGTTTAGGTTCTCAGAGAACACCTTAAACCCACCTGACTCGTGTGCGCATTGGCCGAAGAAGTGTGCTGCTTGATTGTTTGTCAGCTTGAAGTAATCTCTTGCTGCCTTATATGTGCCAGGTCCCCATTTACCGTCGGCAGTAATGCCGCATTTCGTTTGGAGCGCAGCCAATGGACCAAGACCTGCAGCGACTGGTTTGGCTTGCGTTACAGAGTCAGTGATCTGTGAGTTGACTGTCTTGATGGTAGGTGCACCAGCAGCCTTTGTCGTCGATGGATCAAAGTCAGCAACAGTAGTATATACCGTACCACCAGCTTTTGATTTCGAAGCGATCATACGTACTTTACGATTTCCGCCAGCCTTCTTAATCGAAGCGTGAACCCAACCAGAATTCTTATCGCCTTTTGTGTAGAACTCTAAGATTACCTGATCAAACTCAAGGTTATCTCCAATCCAATCGGCAACAACTTTGTTATCAACACCTTTTACTTCAAAGTCAATCGCCTGACCGTTGACGTGTTGAGATGTTTTTGAACCACCGACTGCCTTATTGACAAGCGGTGCACGATACGAAGAGTTGATCGTGACTGGTCCAAACTTTGCACGAACTGGTTCGAGAATCTTCTCGCAACAGTAACGCATATTCTCGATATGTTCTGGAGTTGGTGTGTTACTCAATCCAAGTCTTTTAGCCGTTGGAGAAACAGTCATTTCTTCTAAAGCAAAATTTTCAGTTAGTTTCATTTTTATAGCCTTTTACTATGTACTTTATTTGGGTTTTAGAGTATAACTAATAATGCGGCCAGATACTGGAGATCCAATGAATTTTTATACCAATGTAACTCGTCATCGAAATCAAATTCTAGTTCGCGGAATATCTGATGGTAAACCTGTCAAGTTTTCTGTGAAATACAAACCTTATTTATTCGTTCAAGCAAGTGCACAAACCGAACATAAGAATCTGAAAGGTGAATATGTAGGTAAGATGCAATTCGATTCCATGTCTGAGACGCGAGAGTTTCTGCAAAGTTACGAGAACGTAGCAGGCATGAACATCTATGGCCTCTCCGATTGGCCTTACATGTATATTTATGACAAGTATAAGGGTGAGATCAAGTATGATCCTGCCCTCGTTTCAGTTTGTTCGATCGATATCGAGACCAGTATTGAAGGCGGTTTTCCTGACATCGAGAAAGCAGACAATGAAATCACAGCGATTACCATAGGCCGCAATGGTAGAAAGACTACGTTTGGTTGCGGTGAATATCAGGAGCATCAAGAAAATGTACAATATTACAAATGCGCAGACGAGTCTGCACTCTTACTCGCCTTTCTCGAAGTCTGGAACGGATCACTCTATTCGCCTGAAGTTGTCACAGGCTGGAACATCGAGTTCTTCGATATCCCATATCTTGTCAACAGGATTCGAAAAGTTCTTGGATCTGATCACGCTGAACGTCTCTCTCCCTGGAAAATGCTGCGTGAATACAAAGTTAACAGTCGCGGGCGAGACTGCATTTGCTATGCCCCCATTGGTGTCGCAGTCCTCGATTACATCCAGCTTTATCGGAAGTTTACGTACACAGAGCAGGAATCTTACCGACTTGACTACATCGCTCAAGTTGAGCTCGGCGAAGGAAAGCTTGACTACCGCGACGAAGGTTATACCGACCTCGATGACCTTCGACTAAGAAACTTTCAACTCTATATCGAATATAACGTTCGAGATGTTGAGATCGTTGAGAGGCTCGAAGATAAGCTGAAGCTCATCGAGTTGGTCTATGCTTTGGCTTATGACGCCAAGGTTAACTATGAAGATACTATGACAACCGTGAAACAGTGGGATGTGATCACTCACAACTACCTGCTCGATCGAAACATCGTAGTGCCTCTCAACGATAAGAATAAACCCGACCGAGCCTTCGTAGGCGGATATGTTAAAGATCCAAAGGTCGGCATGAGTAAATGGGTTGTGTCGTTCGATTTGAACTCCCTTTATCCTCACCTTATCATGCAGTACAACATCTCCCCCGAGACGCTTGTCACTCGCTTAAAAGATAAGGTGTCAATCGACGACCTACTTGTTGGTGGCGCTAGTCAGTTCGGTGACTATCTTGATAAAACGAACTGTACTATCGCCGCCAACCTTTGTATCTATACGAAAGAAAAGCGTGGCTTCTTGCCATCGATTATGGATCGTATGTATGACGATCGTACTCGATATAAGAAGCAGATGATCGAGGTGAAGAAGGAATACGAGAAGACAAAGAATCCTCTTCTTGTCAAAGAAATTGCACGTCTCGATAACATGCAAATGGCAAAGAAGATTCAGTTGAACTCGGCTTATGGTGCTCTCGGTAACAAGTGGTTTCGTTGGTTTGACGTGAATAATGCCGAAGCCATCACCACCTCTGGTCAGCTCAGCATTCGTTGGATCGAGAACAAGTTGAATGACTATCTCAACAAACTGTTGAAGACAGAAAACTTTGATTATGTGTTGGCTTCTGATACCGACTCGGTGTATGTCACTCTCGAATACCTCGTGAAGAATGTATTCGGTGATGATGTACCTGAAACCAAGAAGGTGATTCAGTATATCGACAAGATCTGTAAGGAACGTATCGAACCATTCATCGATCGTTCTTATCAAGAACTTGCCGAATATATGCATGCATACGATCAAAAGATGCAAATGAAGCGAGAGAACATCGCCGATAAGGGCATCTGGAAAGCCAAGAAGATGTACATTCTCAATGTATGGAACTCTGAAGGTGTTGAGTATGAGAAGCCGAAGCTGAAGATGACAGGCATCGAAGCAGTTCGATCCTCGACTCCGACTGCATGTCGTGATGCCATTAAGAAGTCTCTCGAGATTATCATGGCTGGATCTGAATCGGATCTTCAGAAGTATGTCGCCAACTTCAAAGAAAAGTTTTCATCTCTTGGATTTGACGACATAGCTTTCACTCGCGGTGTCAAGGATATCGAGAAATACTGGGTAGGTGGTAGGTTTCAAAGCCAGACACCTATTCACGTTCGCGGTTCAGTCGTCTTCAATGAAATGTTGAAGAAGAAGAAACTCACGAATAAATATCAATCGATTACCAGTGGTGAGAAGATTAAGTTCGCGTATCTCAAAAATCCGAACCCGACACAAGACTATGTGATCGCATGTCCGAATGGTCTACCAAAAGAATTGAAGATGGAAACTTATATCGACTATGCAGTGCAGTTCGAGAAAGGCTATCTTAGCCCTATCGAGTCGATCACAAACACCATGGGATGGCAAGCAGAAAAAAGAGCAACACTCGAGGATTGGTTCAGCTAATGGCAAAACTAGATATAGACTTAGACTTTGATTTTGGTTTCACGACTTCTTCTGAAGAAGAAATCAAGCAAGAAGGTAATGACAAAGTAAGGCAGATGTACGATTCTATCATGCCTTTACTTACAAACTTAAAGAAAGATGCAGATAAAAATCCGATCATTAACTGGCCTAATCGTGGTGAGAAGATCGATCTCTTCATTACTAAACTGAATAAGATACTTGCGAGTTAATAAAAATACTTGTGTACAAATAAAGATATATCGTATATACTGGGACAATAAGACAAGGAGAAGTTATGTCTGACCTATTAAATAAATTGCGTAAGAATACCACAATCAAGGATTCAGATATTCTGTCTGATTCGAAGTTCTTCAATGCCAAGGATATGGTGGCAACAACTGTTCCAGCAATCAATATTGCATTGAGTGGTAAGATCAACGGTGGCTTCGTTCCTGGTTTGACTATTTGGGCAGGTCCATCGAAGCACTTCAAGACATCTTTTAGTCTTCTGATGGCAAAGGCATACATGGACAAGTATTCAGACGCAGTCATGCTTTTCTATGACTCAGAGTTTGGTACTCCTCAATCTTACTTCGACTCGTTCGGCATCGACACAACCCGAGTTCTCCATACTCCCATCACCGATGTCGAACAGTTGAAGTTTGATATTATGCATCAGTTCGAAGAGATCAAGCGCGGTGATCATGTCATCATCGTAATCGACTCTGTTGGTAACCTTGCATCGAAGAAAGAAGTTGAGGATGCGCTCAAGCAGAACTCAGCAGCCGATATGACTCGCGCAAAGCAACTGAAGTCATTGTTCCGCATGGTCACACCTCACCTCAATCTCAAAGACATTCCACTAGTCGTGGTCAATCACACCTACCAGACTCAAGAGATGTACTCGAAGGCTGTGGTTTCTGGTGGTACAGGCATCTATTACTCAGCTGATAACATCTTCATCATCGGTCGTCAGCAAGAAAAAGACGGCAAGGATGTGACTGGTTATAACTTCATCATCAACGTCGAGAAGAGCCGATTCGTGAAGGAGAAGTCGAAGATTCCTATCGAAGTATCATGGGATAAAGGAATCAGCAAATGGTCTGGTCTTCTCGACATGGCTCTCGAGTCTGGTCACGTCATCAAGCCAAAGGTTGGTTGGTTTCAGCGCGTGGACATGGAGACAGGTGAGATCCTTGAGAAGAGCTATCGTATGGCTGATACATACGAGTTCGGTTTCTGGCATCCAATCCTTATATGCCCTAAATTCAATGAGTTCATTGAAAAGAAGTATGCTGCATCGAATGGCGCCATTATGCAAGAAGAAGATGAAGTCGCAGCGGTCTATGAGATGGAGGATGAATGAGAATTGAACACATCATATTTGGAAATCTTATTGAAAACGAGGAGTACGGTCGGAAAGTTATTCCATTCCTGAAGGAAGAATACTTTACTGACACCGTAGATCGTAAGATCTTCTCTATCATTCATGACTATGTGGGGAAGTATAACAACTTTCCTACAAAATCTGCTGTCGAGATCGATCTGAATGATGTCGGAGGTCTGTCTGACGATCAGTTCAAGACTGCCAAAGAAGTTGTCTCTGGCCTTGACAAGTCTGAAGATCGTGATGTGGCATGGCTTGTAGATAATACCGAGAAGTTTTGTAAAGACAAGGCACTGTATAATGCTCTGATGCAATCGATTCAGATCGTCGACGATAGTAAGAAAGATAGCATATCAGTTGGATCTATTCCTCAGATCTTGACTGATGCACTCGGTGTTTCTTTCGATAGCCATATCGGTCATGATTTCTTAAATGATGCACCAGAACGTTATGAGTTCTATCATCGCAAGGAAGTTCGCATTGGTTTCGATATTGATTACTTTAACAAGATTACTCAAGGCGGTCTCCCTCGCAAGACTCTGAACATTGCTCTCGCTGGTACTGGTGTCGGTAAATCTTTGTTCATGTGTCATGGTGCTGCACACAACTTGATGGCAGGTCAGAACGTCTTGTATATCACTTTGGAAATGGCAGAAGAAAGAATCGCCGAGCGCATCGATGCCAATCTTCTTGGTGTGACGCTTACCGATCTCAAAGATCTGCCACAAGCTATCTACTATAAGTTGATCGGAAAAGTCAAAGAACGAGCAAAAGGTAAGCTCATTGTAAAGGAGTATCCAACAGCATGCGCAGGCGCCGCAAACTTTCGACATCTCTTGAACGAATTGAAGATCAAGAAGAACTTTATTCCAGACATTATCTACATCGATTATCTGAACATTTGTGCGTCGTCGAGGATCAAACCGGGATCGAACGTAAACTCGTACACCTACATCAAGGCGATCGCCGAAGAGCTAAGAGGTCTGGCCGTCGAGTTCAACGTTCCGATAGTTTCTGCTACTCAGACTAATCGTTCTGGTTTTAGTAACTCTGATGTCGGCCTCGAAGATACTTCTGAATCGTTTGGTCTACCAGCAACAGCCGATTTTATGTTTGCCTTAATTACGAGCGAAGAGCTACGGCAGCTCAATCAGATCATGGTCAAGCAATTGAAGAATCGTTACGGCGATCCTTCAGTGCACAAGCGATTCGTGATTGGTGTTGACTACTCGAAGATGCGTCTGTATAATGTAGAGGCTTCAGCTCAAGTCGATGTTGTACAAGATGAAGATCGACCAGTCTTCGACAACTCCGCCTCTGGTTATCGAATGGAAAATGAATCGAAACCTGTCAGTAAATTTGAGAAAATTAAATTTGCAGGATTCAAATGATTGGCAATCTGAGACAAGATTGGATAATCAATACCGTTAAAAATCCAAGGTACACTTGGAAATGTAAGGTATTGAAAAATGTGACGTGGATGGTTGAAGAAGGCAATGAGCCTAATTGGTTTCATCGCAAAATGCAAGAGCTTTGTTTTGGTTTTAAATGGGAGAAGATTGATGGTTAACTATAAGATCGTAAATACTGGAAAAATCGTCGATGTTGGCGGAGGGTTTGGAGAAATGGCCGCTGATATCGTTGAGACAAAGACGGATCAGATTGTAATCAAGAGTGTGTGTATGGCAAAAGCCAAGGAAATGGTTCGCCATCTGAACTTTGGCGGTGGCTTTGACGGATCGACTCCAGCATTTTTTTTAGCCGAACGTGAAAAAACTTTAGAATTAACTGAATAACTTGTATAAATAGATGTACACTATGTGGTGCGTGGATATACAGTTTTAACTGTGTAAGAGGCAAGTGTCTTAATTGACGACTGGAATAGGCAGGATCACAGGTGGGGTTCCTCCTGCTACACGCATGATGGGCGACTTTCGGGTCGCCCATTTTTTTGTCTTTTTTGAAAATAAGCATGTACATTTTATCAAAACTTTAGTAGTATGAATAATAAGCTAAGGAGAAACTTCATGTACACTATTCAATATTTCGACGACACCATCTCACCTAAATTCCCTAACATCCAAACGCTCGTCGACTATCACAATCAACATCCCGATCTCGACTCATGTATTTTTTATCAAAACGATTATAACCATCGCGACGAACTTGTCGCCTATCGACGCGTCGATATTATCCTTAACGAAAAACCCCGTCGAAAATTCGTCAACCACATGACTAAATACATCGAATCCATCCCCGATCAAATTCATTGGCAAACTAAAAAATAATTCATTATTTTCAAAATAAACATGTACATTTTATCAAAACTTTGGTAAGGTGGACCTATAATGATGAAGGACGAAAATATGATTACGAATCTTTGCGGTGGCTCTTTCGAGCATAGGACTGGTCGCAAGTGGACATGGGGCCTTAGCCGCTTTCGCGACGGTGAAGCTATGAAGATTCGTTGGGAAAAAACTGGTCCCGTAAGCGGGCGGTGGTTCTTTGAGATCGAAGGCATTCAGTATTCTGCCAAATCGATCTCTCCTTACCTCAAAGAAATTCAGATGCACAGCTAAAATAAGCATGTACATTTTATCAAAACTTTGGTAATATGAATAATAAGCTAAGGAGATTGAAATGACTGCTTTTAATAAAAAGAACTTTGAATACCATGGTGGATACCTGCACTATATGACTGCTACAGGTGAACGCAAGTTTGTTGCGCGCTTCAAGCATCGTGGTCCAGTTACAAAAACCAAGTTTCAAGCCGCGTTGATCAAGCATTACTCAGTAGAAACCTACTTCGCTCGTCTTGGCGGCGCTTACAATGCACAGGGTGAGGCTCCTCTTCAGATCCTCATGAATGATGAGATCTTGCAATTCGATCGCGACGATCTCGGCCGTGGCTACTTTATCCTTGACGGTAAAGAACTTCGCTAAAATAAGCATGTACATTTTATCAAAAGCTTGGTAATATGAATAATAAGCTAAGGAGATTGAAAATGTTTAATGTTCGAATGAATAAGTTTGGTAACAAAGTTAGCGGCAACTTCTCTATGACGTTCGCGAATGGCTATAGTGTCTCTGTGGCTATGGGTGACGGCACTTATAGCAATGGTAATTCGGAAGACGGTTTTACCTCTGTAGAAGTTGCTGCATGGGATGCTGATGGCAACTGGGTTGAACTGGGTCATGACGATACGCTTGTCGGTTGGCAGCACTCAGATCAAGTCTTGGCGCTCATGAATAAAGTGGCAGCAATGTAATTTTAAGCATGTACAATTAATCGAAATCAGTGTAAGCTGATAATGGTTGAAGCGACTACGAGTGATCTTTCGTAAATTGGGTTGGGCTCGATCCCTGTAAATTCCCTAGGTGGATTAGTCGCTTCAACCATATTTTTGGAGTTTTATTATGGATTATGATTTTGAACAGCTGGTTGAAGCCTTCGAATACCTCGACGACCTTCGTGAGTCAGGTGCAGTGAATATGTTTGGCGCTGCAAGTTATGTAGCTTCTGATCTTGGTCACGACAAACGGACTGCACGAGATCTTGTTTCTGCGTGGATGAAATCCTACGATGGCAAGACGTCGGTTGAAGACCGTGCTGCATCGTTTGGAGAAACAGTATGACTCGATTCGTAAATAGGTTTGTGATCTCTGACCACCACCTTGGTCATACGAACTCATGGGAAAAGTTCAAGCTCAGGGATGGCAGTCCGCTGCGTCCGTTCACTTCGACCGAAGAGATGAATGAGACCATGATCGAGCGGCACAATGCCAAGGTCAAACCGTTCGATACAGTTTACTATCTTGGCGATGTGGTAATCAACAAGAAGTATCTCGAACTGGTAAAGCGTATGAACGGTCGTAAGATCCTTGTACGCGGTAACCACGACATCTTCAAGGACGAAGACTATCGTTCAGTTGGCTTTGAGCAGATCCATGGTGTTCGTGTGTGGGTGGATAAGTTCATTCTGAGCCATATCCCTCTGCATCCTGACTGCGTAACTGAACGTTTCAAGGTCAACGTCCATGGGCATCTTCATGCCAATGAGATCATGGGCTGGTGGAAGCACGGATATTCTGAGGATACAGAGATACCTGATCCTCGCTACCTGTGTGTCTCGGTTGAGCATACCAACTATGAGCCGTTGCATTTTGATGAGGTTGAGGCTAAGATCAAGAAGCGTTGGGAAGAGACTGGTTACACTGGTCCTGCAAAGGCCTGGGGTAATGGAAGTGGACCAGGTTAAAGTGGGATACGCCTATCCTACTACAAATCCTGTCGTAAATGATCTCTGTAAGTTCCTTTACGACTTTAAGGGTATCGTCAACGTAAAATAAGCATGTACAATTAATTGGTGGTAGTGTATACCAGAATCAGGAGGAAATTATATTATGACAATGCATCTTCTTGGTCCGGCTTACACGACCACCAATACGCGTGTACGAAAGACCAAGACTAGTGCCACGCAGTACCATAAGTACTATATTGATTGGCGTGATGACTGCAAATTCAACAAGCGGCTTGGTACAACGCCAAAGACTCTAGACGAGTACATTGCGTATCGTCAGGGAAAGTACAAGCCAAAGCTCCGTGGCACACCGTTGCCAGAGTATAATGTATCCAACCACCGTGAACGCTATCCATCACAGACCGACACTGGTGTCACATTTGCCAAGAAGCCAAACGTCTACACAGGCGATAAGTTGCTAGGTATTGCCACTATGCATAAGTCCAACATGGTTCCTGTCTTCAGTCAGGAGGATGCTGAAGAGATTGCTAAGATGCGCCGGGGCTAAAATAGTTGTGTACAAATTATCCAAAATATCGTATTGTAAATAATAACATGTGGAGATTATTATGAACCAACGTCCTGGTAAGACTCATTTGGCTGCACTCGGTGATAGTCAAAATATTGCACTTCGTTCTCTTATTGACTATGTCAAGAATGCACGAGTTGCTCTTGACGAAACTGAACTCGAACATTGCGGTCAACCGTGGCTCCGTACATATGATGGGAAGTTGAAATGATTATTCAAAATGCTGTAACATGTCTCGGTTGCGGAGACTTCATCTTCTCTAAGCACAGTCACGATTTTGTAACTTGCACCTGTGGTGCTATCTCGGTCGATGGCGGCCAGGCGTATCTACGTCGGGTAGGTGCTATCCATAACTTTACTGAACTCAGCTGGGAGCTTCCTGACGAACTGTACAATGCTTGTGCAGCGGCTGTTGAAGATGCTATCAATACCAACCGCAATAAGTTTGGCATTGCCAATGCTGTGATGCGTAAGCTTCGCGAAGCTGGTCGTGTGGTTGCTGAGCATGAGCAGCGTATCTTTGCTGAGAATAAGGGCCTCGATGAGATCATGGTTGAAGAAGCAGATGGAACTTTTAATCGTTATAGAAAGGTCGTAGAATGCGATACTCTTTAGAACGCGAAGGCGATGGTGCCGGTGATCGTGGCGGCATGAGTGATGCCATCACTCCTATTTGGGACGAAAACCAGAAGATGATCGACACGATCATCGAACAAAACGCCCGCCCAAAGGTAGGAGCGGTTATGAGAGTTGGCTCAATTTATGCTCGTAGCTACGATCATCACGACTGGTGGATGACTACGCCTATCACAGAGATCCTTGAAGAACACACCAGGGAAGATGGTGCAGAGTATGTTCGCTTCAAGACCCGTAACTCGATCTATATATGGAGATGCCAGTGAATCTTGAGACTGAGGCATATGAAGGAGAGTTGCGTAAACTGCGTCAAGTTTACGCAATGGTCAAGCACATCGGCCTTATAGAAAAACTTGGTGGCATCTACTTCATCTGTGGTGAAAGCGGCGCCAAAGACGACAATGACCTTCCCGATAACATCTATATTTGTCCGGCATATGGATGTGATTGGTTTCAAGTATATAAAAAAACGGACAAATCTTTTGGACCTGAATGGTAGGAGAATGAATATGAAGCATACTATTGAACTTGATTATGAAACTATAGACAAGATCGTTACTGAAACATTGCTTGAACAGCGGTCGAGTCTCCTTGAGGACTATCAGAATGGTAACGTTCGTGTGTTCGATACGGATCCTGTCAACGACCGTAAACAGATTGGCGAGGTGATCAAGGCACTGGAGAAGGTCATTGACTGGTACTCTATACCTGGTACCTATAAGTTCGCTGAACTGCCTACCTTCGATGCCTAAGTATCTTGTAGAAACAATCTCGATACACCGTATTCGTTATGTTGTCGATTGTGAGAGTGCAGAACATGCAAAAGACACAGTCACGATGAACGAGGCGGAAGAGTTTTCTCAGATGCATATCGACGAGTTAGTCACTTCTGCTCGCGTGATCGATGACGCCGAGTATCTTCGTATGTTCGACGAGGATAATGACTATCTCAAAGGGTGGTCAGAAGAGCAGAAATTTAATTATGTGCACGAAGTAAACTATGATACTTCAAATCCAGATATGAAAGAACTTGATCCTAGCCAACGTGACTGGGAATACGATGGCGGCGGAGTAAAAGTCTGGAAAGGCACAATGCAACGTTATGAGGTAGAAAATAATGGAACAGAATAAAGTATATACAATTAAGTTGATGTCGGGCGAAGAACTCATTGCTCGTGTCAAGCAAGAAGGTGGTGTCACCGAACTGCTGAAGCCTCGTACAGTTGGTATGGGACCTCAAGGTTTTGCTATGATGCCATGGATGATGTCAGCTCCTGATAACAACGTCGTCATCTCTGATACTGTGATTGTTGGCGCCACTGAAACAAGCGCACAGGTTGCTACACAATATCTGAAACAGGTGACAGGAATTCAAGTCTAATGCTTGAATGTTTGATCATGGGAGACTCGATCGCAGTTGGAACGAAGATGTTTGCTCCAAAAGAGTGTGTATCTTATTCGAAAGGTGGTTGGAATACTTGGCAATGGAACAAAAAGTGGGGTAAGACTCCGCTTGAAGCCAAGACAATCGTGATTAGCCTCGGAACAAACGATCATAGCGGCGTGAATACGAAAAAAGAGTTTACAAAAATTAGAACTCGTATTAAGGTAGGCAATATAGTATGGATCATGCCTCCTTGTAATAAAGGCTTTTGCAAACCTGCAGTCAACACTGCAGTGAAGAGCATTGCTGTCAGTTACGGAGATCGTATCATCTCTACTTCGTATGTTCAACCTGATAATGTCCATCCGTCATGGCGTGGATATAAAGATCTCGTAAAGAAAGCTGGAATATGAATGTATTTGTATTAGATACTGATCCTGTAAAAGCAGCTCAGCTGCAGTGTGATAAACATGTAGTCAAGATGATCGTCGAGAGCGCTCAGATGCTCTCGACAGTTCATCGTATGCTCGACGGCGAGCAGTGTCGTATTCCTTCAAAGTCTGGTAAGACGATGTCGAAGGCATGGACTCTTCCTGACGAACGCGAAGATACGTTCTATCGTGCTGTGCATATGCACCATCCTTGCACGATTTGGACTGCACAGAGTAATAACAACTACACTTGGCACTGGGTACATTTTGCTGCTCTCTGCGACGAGTATACGTATCGCTATGGTAAAGTTCATAGTACTGATACACTCTTACGAGAAGCACTCAAGCAATTGCCTCGTAATATTCCAATTGGCTACAAGACTCAGTTTCCGTTGGCCATGGCGGCTTTTCCCGAGTGTATCGATTACAGCGACATCGTAGGATCTTATCGTAAGTTCTATCAGACAAAGCAAGAACGATTTAAGATGGCTTGGACAAAGCGTCCTATTCCAGAATGGTTTACTGTCGCAGCATAACATATAAATAGAATTAATACGGCCGCTCCAGTAGAGATACTCGGAGCGGTTTTATTTTGTTTGATAAATATGTCAAAGGAGTTTTTATGAGTGTAGCATCAGACAAGTTTGAAAAAGATGTAGCGGCAGCTATCAACTCGGCGCCGAATACTAAAGCAGTACAGGGCCGCGATGTCAAATATGCTGATGTGCAAGTAACTCGCAATGGAACTACAGCGTGGCTCGAAGTAAAGATGTCTCATGGAGATAATCTTTCGAATCCAAGATGTTTTTATATGGATGGAAAGTGGCAGACTACCTACACTACACCTGTTGCAGCTGAAGCTGTAAAGATCCTAAACGCATCTTCTCAAGCTGCAAAGTTTATCAAAGACATCTCCGCTTATTCTGGAATTCCTCACAAATCAATTATCATTGCAACGAATAAAGGCCAACTTAAAATGCCTGGTTGTGTACCGTTGCATGTCATGAAGAGCTACTTTGGCCAATCTGGTATAAATCGCTATATTGCTAACGAGCCGAATATGAATATCGGAGAACTCGTAACGAGACACTACCTCGAAGGAAAAGCTGCACCAGCATATTATATTCAAGCGGGCGATGACTTCTATATGATTGGTTCTAAAAATCCGTTTGGCCTCGACAGAAATATTCCAAAGCTGGCAGGAACAGGAGATTTTAAGGTTCGTGTCTCGACTCGATCACAGTATTATGAAGTTCAAGCTGAGGTAAAGATCAAAGAGTTCATGCCTAAAAAATCAAAGTACACCGTTCTTGGAACTCCAGGAAAAATAAATCCTTTTTCGAAATAAAGCATGTACATTTTATCGAAACTATGGTAGAGTAAACTATGATAAAGAAACGATTCAGAGAGTTTATTGGTTCAGGTACACTTACGATATTCGATATCGATGAGACGCTCTTCCATACGTATGCCAAAGTTGCTGTTGTGAAAGATGGTAAGACAGTTCGTATGCTAGATAACCAAGAGTTCAACACATATAAGCGTAAGAAGGGTGAAACCTACGACTTCGGAGAGTTTGCTAACGCAGAGGTGTTCCGCAAGTCATCGAAGCCAATCACTCGAATGGTTGCCAAAACAAAAGCTATCTTTGCTAACTCGAAAAAGAATCCTCATAGTCGAGTGATTATCTGTACAGCACGTGCTGACTTCGATAACAAGGACATCTTCCTTCAGACATTCAGAGATCATGGTCTTCCTATCGATAATATCCATGTCGAACGTGCTGGTAACTTGAAGATTGACTCATCGGCTGAAGCCAAGAAGATCATCTTTAAGAAATATATAAATACCAAGAACTATACAAAGTTAAGATTGTTTGATGATGCTCCTAGCAATCTTCATGCGTTTCTTTCATTGAAGAAAGAATTTCCTGATATTACGTTCGAAGCTTATTTTGTAAATCCTGATGGATCGGTAAAAACAGTACGATGAAAACATTTAAACATTTTGTCTCTGAACAGCACGTAGACCACAAGGGTAATCCTATTACTGTGCAAGACATCCGTCTTATAGCTGGCGAAGGAAAACTTTTAAAAAGAACTATTAAACAAGCTGTTGATGTAATTAAAAGGCATCGCATGAAGAGAAACCCATAATGACCACATTTAAAGATTTCCTTGCAGAAGAGCTTGACGAAAGCAAACTGAAGCATCTTGAGCATGCCGAAGATCATGTAATCAATGCTGGTCATGAAGGCTTTTCGCATGCCTATCACAACCTAAAAGATGTGCATGATAAGTTGACTGGAAAGAAAAACGATACCAAAGTGACCATGAAGTATGATGGTTCTCCTTCTGTCGTATTCGGTCGACATCCTCAAACTGGTCGATTCTTTGTCGCATCAAAGTCTGCCTTTAATAAGAATCCAAAGATTAACTATACCGAAGACGATATTCAAAAGAATCATGGTCATGCGCCTGGCTTGGTAACAAAACTGAGAGCAGCTTTACAGCACCTTCCGAAGGTGACACCGAAGAAAGGGGTTTTCCAAGGCGATATTATGCATACGCCTGACGATGTTCATGACAATGATGGTCGAGTGCACTTCACTCCGAATACCATTACATATTCTGCTGCGAAGGCATCTGCACAAGGTAAAGCCGCTCTCAATTCGAAAATTGGTGTTGCTGTTCATACCAAGTATAATGGCAACAACCTCGAAGACATGCAAGCCGAGCACGGCGCCGAACTCGGCGATTTTGGATTGCATAAAGATGTGCATTTGATTTCTACCGCGCATCGCCTTGATAATATCAAGTATACTCCTCAGAATCGCGAAAGATTTGCAAAGGCGATGTCTGCAGCAGCTGCAGCCAATAAGAAAACAAAGCCTGAAACATATGAAGCGATTAAAGGCCATGAGATTCCTCTGAAGACTTATATCAATCATACTGTTCGTACTGGTACAAAACCGAATGTCGAAGGTTTTATGAATCACTACATCAAGTCGCATCAAAAGAAAGTTGATAGTGTAAAAACTGACAAATCAAAAGCCGCGAAAACTGCTGAGATGGAAACTGCAATTGGCCACGTTCAACGCAATCGTAGGCACTTTGAAAATGTGTTAAATCAACATAAGGCATTACAAAAGGCCAAGAACGTATTAACGAATACGCTTTCGAGCAATTCAGAATTTGATCATAGCATTAATGGAAAGAAAGCAAAGCCTGAAGGTTTTGTAGTAGTCAGACATAATCGTCCTACTAAGTTTGTTGATCGTGCTGAGTTCTCGGCAGCCAATTTTAATAGGGATAAAGCAGTATGAAGTCCATTCATATTACACAAGGAAGATTTAATCCTGTCCATGCTGGACATGCGATGGTTGTGAAACATGTGATGGATTCTGCTAAAGCGGAAGGTGCTGATCATAAGATCTTGACGACTGGATCTCATGATGCCAAGAAGAACCCTTTGACACCTGAGCAGAAGGTAAAGCATCTTTCTCGTGCTGTCAAAGGAGCGAAGGTTGAAGCGATGAGTAAAGATCATCCTACTCTTTTGCATCAGATGTCGAAGTTGCATAAAGCTGGTTACACACATGTGACGATGCATGTTGGTTCTGATCGTGTCAATGAATTCCATAAACTCCTACATCAGTATAATGGCAAAGATCTCAAGCATGGTCATTATAACTTTAAGAGCATTAAGGTCAAGTCAGTAGGCGGAGAACGTAAAGAAGGCGGAGGTGGAATTGAATCCGCTTCTGGTACTGCTATGCGTAAGCACGTTACCGCAGGTGATAAGGAATCATTCCATAAGATGGCTCCATCAGGTATGAGTAAAGCACATAAAGATGAACTGTATCATGATGTCCGCAAAGGCATGGGCGTGAACGAATCATTCATTGTGAGATTTAAAAACTGGATTGGTTGATCCGTTAAAGTTTCTTTGTTATAAATAGGTTTGCGGTTAGGCTACGGCAATCCCGTTTGTGTAACAGATAAGCCCAAGGGAAACTCTGATGGAAGATAAGAATAAAAAACCGGTTGATACGAAGCAGTTAAAAAAGCCAACCGGCACGTCTGTAACTGGCAAACCACTTGATAGTATCGAGATCCGTCCTCAGCTTAAGGGTCTCGGAAATCGCCAGCATAACGAGGATACCGTAGTCCTAACTGACACCTTAGCTGAGAAAAAAGCGTTGACACTCGTTCAGCGCCAACGCAGAGCTCGCATCTTAAGAGCAAAAGAGCCAAAGATGCAGAGAGCGAAAGAAGTCGCACAACACAAGCTTGCCTCAGAAGATAAGCTGAAGGCTCGAGCAATCAACAAAGCAAGAAACATTGTCAAGATGAGGTTTGCAGCTCGTAAGGGAACTCCTTATACCGAGCTTACCACATCTGAAAAAATTCAAGTGGATAAAGTAGTCGATAAGAAAGTCGCGCTAATTCGAAAATTAGCTGCGCGGCTTTTACCTTCGCTTCGTAAAGCGGAAGTCAATCGTTTAGCTTCATTCCAATCTGGAGCAAAGCTACAGCATGCGACTGCTGGACCAGTCAACGAAGAATTCAATAACATCGTCGAAAGTCTTGACAGTAAGACTTCGATGCAGCTCGTCGACATCATTAATGATTCGATTGATGCTCTTAACGAGAACAATAACACAATGGGTATTACGCTGAAGAGACTGCTTAATGCAGTTCTTCCAGAAGATGCCGCAACCTCTACTCTTATTCAAAAAGCCGAAAGAACCGGCATACCGTTCTCGACCCTTAGAGAGGTGTTCGAGCGCGGTTCTTTTGCGTGGGAAAATGACGGCAAAGCTACACAAGAACAATTCTCTTTTGCAAGAGTGAATAGCTATATTGCCAAAGGCAGAGCGTGGACACTCGATGCAGATCTTCGCGAAGAGAAACTTATCAACGATAAGCTTGATAATGTCTTCGAAGCCTATCATACTGGTTTAAGCCCATCAACTGCCAAGAAGCGTGAAGCTCACTGGAAGAAGATGGAAAAGTATTCTGATAAAGATGATCGTGCATATCAAGATGCTCCTGGAGACAAAGAAGCTCGTAAGAAACCGATGCCACAATCTGTACATACGAAGAAATATCATGCCATGTACGGTGCTAACGAGGATTATAGTGCATCTGATATGCACGAAGATCCTGTCAACGAAAGTCTATGGGCTAATATTCATGCCAAGCGCAAAAGAATTGCAGCTGGATCTGGCGAACGTATGCGTAAGCCTGGATCGAAAGGTGCTCCAACACAAGCTGGATTAAAGTCAGCTCAAGAAGCAGTCGAAGATCAAGTAGGCAATAAGATCGCTGATACGGCAAGACACGGTAAAGTAAGATATGGCGGCGTAAGAACTGCAGATCATAAAGAAACTGCTACTCAAGAACGTCAAGAAGTTCAGTACGTTAAGCGCCATAAGATGCACACGAAAAGAGAGACTGACGCTGATCCGCAACAGATTCGTATCGCTCAAGATCAGATCAAAAAGAAAGTGATCGACGAATCCAACAATACACCGTATGTAAAAGCCTTTAAAGAAAAAGGCAGCACTGAACAACGCGGTTGGAAAGCTTCGAACAAACATGGCAAGGTAAAATACTTTGGTTTAAAGTTCAAAGATTCTGCACATAAGCATGCAGGAATCAATGAAGCTGCCGACAAGCATCCGATTGTAAAAGAATATGACTCATTAAAAAAGCACGATATTAAAACTCTTCGTAGTATGATTGCACAGAGCGGCGGAGTTGTTGATACCTCTGGTTTTAAATCTAAAGATCACGCGGCATCACACATTATTCGTTCAAAGCACGGCAATAAAAAAGTAGATGCGGCATTTGGATTTAACGAAGATACTTCTGCAGATCGTGAAGTCGGTACTAAATCACTTGTCAAGAAGTATCAGAAAGAAACGCCTGGTCAAGAAAAAGCAGATGTCAACGAAATGTTTAATACAACTTTCGACGAAGATATCGAGCGCAGATCAGATTTTCGAATGATCAAATTTCGTACTCCAAAAGGATGGGTTTGGAGAAAAGTTCGGAAAGAAGTAGATGTTGAGAGAGATGCCGAATGATCGGGTTCAAGGAGTTCATCGCTGAGCGTGGAGAAGATTCAAAGGGTCACTTCATTGCCACCGAAAAAGGCGCAGGGATGACAGCGAAAGGTGTGAAAGCTTTTCGCGCAAAGAATCCTGGATCTAACCTTCAGACAGCCGTAACTGGTAAAGTCAAACCCGGATCAAAAGCTGCAGGCAGACGTAAGTCATTCTGTGCTCGTATGAGTGGCAATAAAGGTCCAATGAAAGACGAGAAGGGCAGACCAACTCGTAAAGCAATGTCCCTTCGTAGATGGAAGTGCAACTGATGGAAGAGATCACTAATCCGCTTAAAGAAGCTTTTGCAGATACCTATGCTTTCTATGTGAAGGCACAGAACTATCATTGGAACGTCGAAGGACCAATGTTCTCGATGTATCATGATTTCTTTGGTAACATTTATCAAGAAGTCGGTGGTGCAATCGATCAGTTTGCCGAAGAGATTCGCGCACAGAATGCATACGCTCCTGCTGCCTTCAGCCGCTTCAAAGAATTAACAAGCATCGAAGACGAAGTTCTTATCATTAAACCTGAGCAAATGGTGTCTAATCTTTTCGAAGATAACAATCGAGTTCTTGCTTCTCTTCAACTCGTAAGAAATGTAGCAGACGAATACAAACAAAACGGTCTTGTTAACTTCCTCGAAGAAAGACTTGATCAGCACAATAAACACGCATGGATGCTCCGAGCATCGATGAAATAATTTCATAAATAGATTCAAATAAACGGAGCAAAAAATGTTAACGAATAAAATCACAGGATTTAGTGCTGATCTTCTTAATACAGTTCGCGGTATTCTTGGAGAAGCGAAGAAGTGCCCATCAGATTGTGAATGCGAAAAGTGCGAAGCAGAAGAGATGAAAGAAGGCTCGATGCCGACTGTCGACGAACCGACTGATGCAAACAAGAAAACTGCAGACAAAGTTCGCGCGATGATGGCCAAAGAAAAGAAATTAAAAGAAGACATCATGGAAATGGTGGAAGAAGCTTCAAGCGGTCTTGCCGATAAAGCAAAGAAATCTGGTGTATCTTTGTCTACCTTGAAAAAAGTATATGCTCGCGGTATTGCTGCTTGGAATAGTGGCCATCGTCCAGGTACAACTCCACAACAGTGGGCACATGCTCGTGTCAATTCATACATCACGAAGGGCAAAGGCACATATCATGGTGCTGACAAAGATCTTCGTAGCGAAGGCACTGATATGCCTTTTGATCCGCCGTATAGCAAACCCGGTGAACGCAAAGACGCATACGGCAATAAAGTAAAGAATGTTGCTAAGTATCTTGCGAAGAAAGCAATGAACGATCTTGCTAAGAAGAATGAAGAAGCTGAGCATAACAATTGCGGAACTCCTGAATGTTGCGGACAGTGCGATACGCCTGGACAGATCGATGAGATTTCTGCAAAGACTGCAGTAAATGCTTATGCCAAGCGTAATGCCAAAGCATTCAACGACGGTCAATACGATGATGAAGCTGAAAAAGACTATAACAAGTTAGACAAACAAGGTGATAGAATTCAAAGAAAGTTTGGTGACAAAACTGTTCGTAAAGCACAGAGTGCCGCTTATAAGAAGATCTTTGGAGAAGAAGTCGAAAATCTCGATGAAACTGCAAAGATCGTTGCTCATCTTCAAAAGCGTTACGGAGACAATATTCGCAAGAGCCATGTTCGCTCAGCAGCTAGCGATTTCGGTGTCGATGCATCAAAGTTAGCGAAAGCAGTACGTACTAAGTTGGGCAAGAATATGCTTGATGAAGAGGATGATGGCTGGTATACCCATTCTCAGATGCACGGTTCAAAGAAAAGTGAAAAGCACCCAAAGGGTATTTCGGCTGATGAATGGAAATCTGGCATTAGATGGCATCATGGTAAGAATAAAAGAATTAATATTAAAGAAGAAGTCGAGCAGATTGATGAGTTGAGTGATACGTATTCAGCTCCTGCTAGAGTTCCACAAAAGATGATTAAGCCTGAAGCAGCTCGTAGAATGGCTAATACTGCTAATAGAAAAAACATGTCCGACAAGGATATTGAAACCGTTCTATTCAATCAGGGACACGGTCGCAAGTCGTTGAAACTAATTAATCAACTTCGTAAGGAAGAAGCTGAAGATCTTGATGAAACATCTGCAAAGAAAGCAATGGATTACCTAAGTAAATCGTTTGCACCTAGAGAAACAGCTGTAGAACGTTCAGCTAGAGCTACTCGGTATAATCCTGGTGATCGAAAGGAAGCTGGTAGACTCCTAGGTAATAAAATGAAGGGAGCCGAAAGAGCTGGAAAGATCATCAGTAAGTCATTTACTGTTAAAGAAGAAGCCGAGCAGGTCGATGAACTTTCAAAGAAACCCGGGGGAATCTTAGACACATATCAACAGCGTGGCACTTTTAAAGGTGACAAGAACCGGGATGCTGGTAGAAAGCTTGCAACTAAAAAATTGAATCCTGGCAAATATGGAATGGAAGCACCTAAGGTAGCAGCTACCAATGAAGAAGCCGAACAGATTGATGAACTTTCAAAGGGAACACTGGGTCGTTATATTAATAAGGCGGCAGATCGCATGAGTACACAAGGTGTGACTGCTGGTCTGAAGATTGCTGCCGATGAAAAATCAAAGAAAAACTTTGACACTATCGCAAAGCGTCAAAAAGGTATTGCGACTGCAGTTAGCAAGCTGACCAAGGAAGAGCAAGACTTTGTTGATTCGCTGAACGATGAGACATTCGAAGAAGTAGAAATCACCGAAGCGCGCGGTCGCCCAAGAAAGGCTGGTGCCAAGGATTTCACGATTCATCCGAAGACAAAAGAAAAGCTCATGCACAACAATCCTGCACATATGAAGACTATCGAAATTCTTCAGAAAAACGGTATTCTTGAGAAGCCAAAGGTTGAAGCTGGTCAGCACATCATGAATCAGTTGTCGAAGGCAAAGACATCGATGTTAGGTGGATCTAAGATCAACTTTACACATGGCGATTCGAAAGAAGTTTCAGGAACACATGCAGCAAAGATCTTGACGAAGTATGCTGGCATGAAGCCGAACGAGAAAGAAGACTTTCAGAAGTTTGTAGGTCACTCTCATGAAAACCTGATGAAACACGTATAGGTGTAATATGGCAATTAATATCGGAACCCTTATAGTAAAAAATACTACGCCTTCTATCGAAAGTGAAGAAGTTGTAACTTTACCTAATGTAGCATCTAATATTAATGTCGGAAATTTTATAGTAAAAAATAAACCAATTGTAACCGAGACTTTATCAGAAGTTGAAGTTGTTATTGAAAATGAAAAAGTTATGCCTCTACCTCAAGTTGTACAGATGGAAGAAGGCACTGTTATTCATAATGGTCAACCAAAAAAGTTTAATAAAAAAATGTCGGCATACATGATTGATATGCTTACATCCGAAGAATGATAAATAAGACAAAGAATCTTTAGGAGAAACGAAGATGGCTCAATGGGGCAATACAGACGATGCTGCAAACTCGGTCCTATGGGCCACAACTGCAGTTAACTTAACACCTAACACAACAAACCAAACAGCTCTGTTTGGTAATACGACAATCGGCGCATTTGTTGCCGGCGAAGCAGTAGGCCAATTTGGCCTTGATGCTACAGAAATTGGTGTTTCTGGTAACGCAGCAGTTCAGCAATATATCATTACCAACGCAGGTTCTGGTTATGCAGCTAACGCCGCAGTGTCAGTTGCGAATACAACTGGCGGTGCAAACACGCTTGCTGCTAACTCAACAGTTGCAACAGGTCGTGTGACTGCGGTGACAGCCAACGCAACAATCAGCGGATATACATCTGCACCTGCAGTGACTATTGCTGCACCGGCTGCAGCTGCATTTAATGCTAACGCCGCTGTTACAAATGCTACAGATGCGATTGCAATCACGACCGCAAATAGCTTTTTCCTTGTGGGTGATAAGGTAACGTACACAGTTGCAACAGGCAATACCGCTCTGACAAATCTAGTATCAGGTACTGATTATTTTATTAAGACGTCAAATACAACAGTCGTTACTCTTGCAGCTGTTCCAAATGGTGATAAGATCGACCTGACAAAGGGATTGTCAGAAACAGGGCACTCTTTGAGAGGCGAAACTGCGACTGCGGTTGCTGTTTTGACAGAGCGCGGTTATACCAAGGGCGCAGCACACACCGGTTGGGTACTTCGTACAGTTGGTACAGGCGGTCGTGCAGGTCGCGTTCAGTATGAAACACTCGTAGCTATGGGTGGAACGTTCTCGACTGATGCATCTGACGACGCAATCTTGCCAGACGCATAAGGATAATATATGAGTGATCGTGCCAAGAAAATAACTGAACTGACTTCGATTGGCACGGCCAATACGTCGATCGCGAGCGGAGACATCTTCATTGTCGAGGATATCTCCGCCAACACGACAGTATCTGCTACATTATCCACACTTCGTAAAGCTATCGTACAAGGCCCATATGCAAATAACACTGCCGCAAATACCGGCGGTGTTGCACTCGGTCAACTATACTATACTGCGGCAGGGGAAGTGAAAGTAAGAATTGCCTAATGATTGAAAAACTTGATGATTCCAATTTCTTGATATATGCTGCTAAGTGTTATGATAATCCACAATGTTTTGAGGATCTTGAATTTTACGAAGACTTAGCTCGATTCAAATATATTAAAAGATTACTGAATCGCTATGAAGAATCTGGAGACTTAAAAGATAGATTAATCGTCAATCATCTTGTTGTTCTATATAACGTATTTGGCAACGAAGCCACACGATTACTCTTCTTTAAGTTGGATGGCTATCATCATATGTTGAAGCCATTCATTATTTTATTAGGAAGACTTCCTGAGAAGATATTGAATATCGGTGTCGATAATAAAACACTTCTGACAGACGACATTATTGTAGACGAAGTCATAGTACAAAAACTAAGGAAGATTTAATGGCTAAAGATTCAAGAGAATACGGATACGAAGGCGAGATGGTCATGTCTCAGCTGAAGGGTATCATGAATCATGCAGAACAACTTCATGATATGCTCGAGCCAAGCACAGATCTTCCTGAATGGGTTCAATCAAAGATTACTCTTGCTTATGATTATATGCAGACGGCTGCTGACTACATGGCAACCGAGATGAGCGAAGAAGTTGCGACGAATTCAGTAGGTGCTGGCAATGTAGCTGGTCTACAAGGTGAACCACCGGTAAATAAGAAAAAGAAAAACGTAATGTCTTTCAATCGGTTTATGAAAAAATAATATGCTAGGCATGATTCCACTGCCATATAAACTGCTTGCCATCGGCGCGGCTCTGGTTGGTGTATTCATTTTCGGTTATATGAAAGGATCTGCCTATGCTGAAGCCGAATTGGCTCGTTTCTCTGCACAAAAGAGTGAGCAAGTCGCGGAATTAGAGAGGAAGAATTCTACAATTTCTACTCAGGTAGTGACTGAATACGTTGATAGAGTTAACACAATTAGAGAGAAAGAATATGTATATCGCGACATCGTTAAAGACTCTGTTCCTACTCAGCACGATATGTCTAATGGCTGGGTGTACACGCACGACCTTAGTGCCACATCCGGTGATGCCGACTCCGCCAGAGCTTCTGATGCGAGCCCCTCAGGAATTACAGACACTACGGCCCTCCTCTCCATCATCGGAAACTATTCCAGTTGCCAAGCCAACTCCGAGCAGTTAAGACAGCTCCAACAGTGGATAATTCAAAATAAAGAAGCTGTTGATGCCATGGCAAAAGAGAAGAAGAAATGAAGAAGTTTAAAGACGCTCCAGTAGAAGACGATTCGAATGATAGTGTCATTACGATCATTGCCAACTCTCTCAATAGAGCGAGCAGTGGCAATAAAGATGATACGCGCGGTCTCCTACTTTTGATCGCCGCACTGGGACTTCTTAATCTTTCAAAAGACGGGCTTCCTGCGAGTGTTGCAAGAAAACTAGCATCAACATCAAATAGAAAATAAGCGGAGACATACTATGTGGGAAAAAATTAAAAGTTGGTTTGCATTCGCAGATCTTAATAAAGATAATAAAGTCACAGTAGAAGATCTTGAAGTTGCTAAAGCTGTTGCTGAAAACAATTTTAAAGAAGCCAATGAGAAGATTAACGAAGTTGTAGAAGAAGTGAAAGAAGTCGTAACAGAAGTGAAAACTCGTGTAGAACGTGTAAAAGAAGAAGTAACCGACGTTGTCATTGCAGCGAAAGAAGTTGTCAATCAAGCTGGAGATGTAGTGGCTGCTGCAAAAGGCAAAGCGCGCAAAGGCAGAAAAAAGAAATGAGTCTGCTATCGTTTTTCTCATCACCTCCAATTACTAGCTTCGAACAACTCGAGCTAGAAAAAGGTAAGATCCAGTTAACTATCATGAAGATGGTAACGCTCGTCTTATCATCTATTATGTTAGCAGTTGTTGGTATCTTCCTAATTGGTCTCTTTTTGCCAAATCACATGATAGATAACAACGAGATCTTTAAGATCATTGGTCCTGCATTCTCAATGATTATTGGTGCCTTTGTTGGTGCGTTTGCTACGATGATGGGCATGAAAGTTGCCGAGTTTGATCCGAATGTAAAGGTTCAAGAACTCGGTAAGACCGATCATAAGGCTGTTGCAGAATCTCATGTCATTAATGCGCAAGCCGAATCGATTGAAACAGACAACGAAATTAAGATGATGGCTGCAATTGATAAATACAAAGATAGCGACGAGGATCACGGTCCTTTCTAAATTATGATTTCGTCCATTTACGGAGTCTCATATGTTTAAGAAACTAAAGGATCTTATTTTCCAGACTTTTACTGGAAAAGATAATAAAACGCTCGATTTAGGCAGAATCCTATGGGCCAAAGGAGTAATGATCTTCTTTGGCCTTTCGATTTATGATATCTATCGTGGTGCAGAATTTGACGCATCAACATGGGGTATCGGTTTAGGAGCAGTCCTCGCAGCAGGCGGTGCAGCTCTTGCACTCAAAGCTAGCACAGAACCTACAGAATAATGGCAACACCATCGGTCAATAAGCTATCTGAAGACGTGTCGTATCTGAATAGAGACATGGCAGTCGTCAATACGCTTGTTGGTCGTTTGGATACCACTATTGATAAGCTGACTGATATTTCAAGCAGCGTATCGAATCTTCTTGCTGTGCATGAAACTAAGTTGACTTCTCAAGAAATCATAAGCAAACAACTATCAGATTTATTGGAAGCGCGCAGAATGGAAACAGACGACAAGATTCAAATCCTACATGAGCGCATCTCTTCTGGTGAACGTGAGCTGAAAGAAAGCATTGATGATCAGTACGATGAACTCATGAAAGAAATTAAAGAGATGAGAGCCGAGTCGACTATTCAGCACAATACTTTAAGTGATCGAATCACTACTATGGAAAAATGGATGTGGGCAGTCATCGGCGGATCTGCTATTGTAGGTGGCATTATAACTCTCGTTCCATGGGCATCTATATTTAATATTTACTGAAACCGCATTATTTAATGTACATTATTCCATAACTGTGTATAATGAGTATATCAGTTGTGAGGAATAATAGTAATGCTTTGGATAGAACACAAATACATTAGTCTTCTCTCAGGAAGATTAGAAAGATTTCAAAGAATCAATAGCAATGTCTATCGATTCCGTTGCCCGATCTGCGGTGACAGTCAAAAGGATCGTCGTAAGACTCGTGGGCATCTTCTCGAAAGAGGAGGTAAGATCCGCTTTTATTGTCATAACTGTAGCGCGAGCATGCAGTTTAAGTATTTTATGAAAGAAATCGATCCGACTCTTTATCTCGAATACGTCAAGGAACAGATCAAAGAATCTGGTAATCAAAAAGACGTCGAAACTTTTGCAGAGAAGATGAAACCGCCAGTCTTTGTCAAGACCACGGCTCTGTCGAAACTGAAGAAAGTAAGTCAGTTAGATCCTGATCATCCTGTCAAGAAGTATGTCGACAGTCGGCAAATCCCTCCGCATTTGCATTATAAATTATTCTATGCTCCAAAATTTGGTGCGTGGGTCAATACTATGATTCCTGACAAGATCAAGATTGGTGAGAAAGACGAACCTCGTCTGATCATACCATTCCTCGATAAGGAAAAGAATCTCTTTGGTTTTCAAGGCAGGTCGTTTCGAAAAGACGGCGTTCGATATATCACCATCATGTTAGACGATTCGAAACCAAAAATATTCGGTATGGATACTATCGACGAGTCCAATGATATATATCTACTAGAGGGACCGATCGATTCGATGTTCTTGCCAAATGCAATGGCAGCCGCCGGTGGAGATCTTGCTGCACAAGTCGAACAAACCGGTTTACTTAAAGAGAAAATTGTGGTAGTATTTGATAATGAGCCAAGACATTCAGATACAATCAAAAGAATGCAGAAGGCGATTGATGCTGGTTATCGTGTAGTCATATGGCCGTCGGACATCCAATATAAAGATGTCAATGATATGATTTTAGCTGGTATGAAACCAGAATATATTAAGGATGTTTTAGATGAATGTAATTACTCCGGACCAACTGCAAAGTTACATTTCGCATTATGGCGAAAAGACCGTTAAGACTATTCTGAGTATGCCCAACGAAGAACTGACATGGGTAGTCTATAACGCAAACATGGTCAGTCTGGCACAGATGTTGATCATTGCCCTTCGAGGACTCAAGTTCTTTGATGATTATGTTCGAGTTGTTTCCCGTGATCAAGATTGTACCAGTACACATGGTAAACTCTACTTTGATCCAAATATATTTAATTTAATGGGTAATGGACATGGATGAAGATACTATTATGAACTTAACTCTTGAACTTCATGATTTTCTTGTGCAGCTTGGTCGAGTTCCTAATGAAGACGAAGACTATGACGCGCTGAGTGACTTTATGATGACTAAGTTAGATCCGTTCATTACAAAGGAAAGGAACTATAACTGATGACTGAGTTAGTAGACAACGAATACGGAATCGAGTACGAGAAGATCGTAATCAAGAAGCTTCGAATCTTTCGAGTCGGTAAGCAGTGGCTTGTAGAGTACCACCGCGCGCCGCGGGCTTGGGCTCCATGGGATTATTTTTGGTGGTATAACGATGGGCAATATGTCGAGTACTACGATGCTCTTGCTCGAGTTCAAGAATTAAAGGCAAATGGATATGTAAATCTTCCACAGTTCCAAAAGGTGAAAACGTTCGATGTCTCATCTGAGTGATAATAACATAAGTTATTTTAAGCATATGTTGAGATCGTGGCGCTGGGGAGCAATACTGTTTATTCATGGTTTATTGCCAAACGTATTCAAGACAACAGTAAGTGATGAAATGTGTAATCATAAGGATTAATAATGAGTGAAGTAAATTTAATCGGTCTGACGAAGCCGAGCTCCTATACAGAATGCAATACTGCCAATGAACTAGTTGCATGGGCAGCAAGAGTATCAAATCCCTCGAATCAAAACAATACAGCAACAGCGCCTAAACTGGTTCAGTATCTTATTAAGAACCAACACTGGTCACCGCTGGAGATGGTACATGTATCAATGGAAATTAAAACAACTCGTGACATCGCTCGGCAAATTCTTCGCCATCGATCCTTTTCGTTTCAAGAATTTTCGCAGAGATATGCAGACCCGATTAAGGAACTTGGATTCGTCACTCGAGAAGCCCGTCTACAAGACGCCAAGAATAGGCAAAACTCGGTGGAGCTGGGATCCGAAAAAAACCGATTGGCCGAAGAATGGCAAGCAATGCAACAATGCGCCACACGGGCAGCAAAAGATGCCTACACCTGGGCAATAGAAAACGGAATTGCGAAAGAACAAGCGCGTGCAGTTCTTCCAGAAGGGTTGACCGAATCGACAATACTAATGGCTGGTTCTCTTCGTTCATGGATTCACTACTGCCAACTTCGTATGGATAAGGCGACGCAGAAAGAACATCGTATTGTTGCTGAGCAATGCTGGACGATTATTGGACAACATTTTCCTGATGTAATCAAGGCTCTCGATGATATTAAAGTTTGGGATGATTTTGTGAGTAAGCTACCATGAAACATAGCACTGTAGTTAAAGAAACTGAAGATGGAGAGTTATACATAGATCTATCAGATGAATTCATGGAACAAATGGGTTGGGATATCGATACAGAATTAGTATGGACCGTTTATGACGACGGTAAAGTTTGTTTAAGAAAGAGGTCAGATGATAACAGTAACGAAACGTGATGGAACGCGAGAACCACTCAATATTAATAAGTTCCATAAGGTTGCGCAGTTTGCGTGTGAAGGTTTAAGTGGCGTTTCTGTTTCAGATCTTGAAATCAAAACACATATTCAATTCTATGATAAGATCAAGTCTTCTGATATTCAAGAGACACTAATCAAAGCAGCTGCCGAACTCATTACAGAAGATGAACCAAACTATCAGTATGTTGCTGGTCGTTTGATTAACTATAATCTTCGTAAGCAAGTGTATGGTACGTACAATCCTGTCTCTCTACTTACACACTACTTCGAAGTAGCAACCGCTGGTTACTATGACTGGGCTATCTACGATGCATATTCTCCAGAAGAGTGGCAAGAACTCAATAAGTACATTGACCACGATCGTGACAGTCTGCTGACTTACGCTGCCATGGAACAGTTTCGTGGTAAGTATCTGATTAAGAATCGTGTGACTAACAAGTTCTATGAGACACCTCAAATGGCTTTTATGTTGATTGCCATGACACTTTTCCAGAACTATAGTAAAAATAGAATTAAATGGGTAAAGGATCTTTATGATGCAATCAGTACTTTTGATATTAGTCTTCCTACTCCTATTATGGCAGGCGTGCGCTCACCTCAACGTCAGTTTAGTTCGTGCGTACTTATCGAAACTGATGACTCACTGGATTCCATAAATGCAACAGCTTCTGCGATTGTTAAGTACGTTTCTCAAAAAGCCGGAATTGGTATTGGCGGGGGTTCTATTAGGGCTATTGGATCTCCTATACGCAATGGTGATGCTTCTCACACTGGTGTTATTCCTTTTTATAAGCATTTCCAGTCAGCTGTTAAATCTTGTAGCCAAGGTGGTGTCCGTGGTGGAGCAGCGACTCTCTATTACCCCCTTTGGCATTACGAAGTGGAAGATATTCTTGTCCTAAAGAATAACAAGGGTACAGAAGACAATCGAATTCGTCATCTTGATTATGGCGTGCAATTTAATAAGGTAATGTATGAAAGACTTTTATCTGGAGGTAATATCACCCTCTTCTCGCCTAGTGATGTCCCGGATCTCTATGAAGCCTTTTATAAAAGCACTGAAGACTTTAGAGAGCTCTACGAAAAGTACGAACGTAGTAAAGTTAGAAAGAAAACCGTCTCTGCGATTGATCTCTTCTCAACCTTCGTTACCGAGCGAAAAGATACTGGACGAATCTATCTGATGAACGTCGACCATGCGAATGAGCATGGTTCATTTACTGATGCCGCACCAATTAAGATGAGTAATCTGTGCTGCGAGATTACACTCCCAACTACACCACTAAAGGATATTCATGATGAGTCAGGTGAAATTAGCCTATGCACGCTTGCTGCAATTAATTGGGGAAAAATTAGAAAGCCAGCTGATTTCGAAAAGCCATGCACCCTTGCAGTACGCGCTTTGGATGCCTTACTTGATTATCAGGACTATCCTGTTCGAGCCGCTGCTATTGGTACTCGGAATCGTAGGCCTCTTGGTATTGGTATCATTAACTTTGCTTATTGGTTGGCTCGTAATGACACTAATTACTCTGATCCTAACCTTGAGCTTGTTCATGAGTATGCTGAAGCATGGAGTTACTACCTTATTAAAGCCTCGGTTGACTTGGCTGAAGAAGTAGGAGCTTGCCCACTTGATCATCAAACAAAGTATGCGTATGGTACTATGCCAATCGATACGTATAAGAAAGATGTAGACGAATTGGTCGCTCCGAACTATAAGATGCCATGGAGTGTATTATCGAGTCGAGCATTGTCATCTGGCATTCGTAACTCAACTTTGATGGCTCTGATGCCTTCAGAAACATCTGCGCAGATTAGTAACTCTACCAATGGTATTGAACCACCACGTGCACTCATCTCGATCAAACAGTCAAAAGATGGCGTACTCAAGCAAGTTGTTCCAGAGTTAAAAAGATTAAAGAATAAATATGAGTTACTATGGGATCAAAAGTCTCCAGAAGGTTATCTGAAGATTATGGCAGTCCTACAGAAATTTATCGATCAGGCAATCTCGGTCAATACTTCTTATAATCCTCGTCACTATGAGGACGAGAAGATCCCGATGTCTGAGATGATCAGGCACATCTTGATGCACTACAAGTATGGTGGCAAGACTTTATATTACTTCAACACCTTTGACGGTGCTGGTGAGATTGAAGAAACCAAACCACTCGCACACGGTCAACTTGACGACGAGGATTGTGACTCTTGTAAGATATGAAATATAAAACCATCTTCATTAGTGATGTTCACCTAGGAACAAATGATTGCAAAGCCGATCTTTTAAATAATTTCCTTAAACACAACTCGTGCGATACTTTATACTTAGTTGGTGATATTATTGATGCATGGAAGATACAACAAAATCGTTTAAAATGGAAACAGTCGCATACAAATGTAGTGAGAAGAATTTTAGGATTTGCTAAACATGGTACACGTGTAGTCTATGTTGCCGGCAATCACGACGAGTTTCTTCGACCAATGATTCCGTATGGCGTAAGTTTTGGTAAGATTGAAATATGCAATCAGATATGCCATGAAGGCATTGATGGTAAAAAATACATGGTTGTTCATGGTGATCTTTTTGATGGCATTACTCGTCTTGCTCCTTGGTTAAGTTTTCTTGGAGACAGAGCATATGATTTTGTACTCAATTTAAATAGCCGATTTAATTGGATTCGTCATCGACTTGGATTTGGTTATTGGTCTTTAAGTAAGTGGTTAAAGTATAAAGTCAAGAGAGCCATCGACTTTATGTTTCAGTTTGAAAAAAATGTCACTACATATGCTAAAAGAAAAGGATATGACGGTGTAATCTGTGGTCACATACATAATGCAGAAATCAAAGAGGTTGATGGAATTGTGTATATGAATGATGGAGATTGGGTAGAATCATGTACCGCTCTTGTTGAACACAAAAGTGGCAAATGGGAAATAGTGACTTGGCAAAAAATAAAGTAGTGTACAGAAAGTAGCAAATGCAGTATATTAAAATAGATAACGATATGTGGGCAGACGCAGGTAAAGTTTGGTTTGTACATAAGCATGAAACAAATCCAAACTCGACTGCTGTAAAACTCACAATTGAAGACACCAAAACAGGTGAAATTCAAACACGAACAGTTCCTCAAAACCAAATTGAGTGGCTCGAACCGAAGGACTTTTAATGCTATATACGGGGTCGGGGAATATACCTCATCATATCTATTGTTGGGTAGATTCTTCGTTCATTCGTAAAGATGCCAAACCAAATACGTTCGAACCGTGTATATGTTTCCT